AATGAAGATAAAAGATATAATAAAGTTGCATAATGCACATTTAAACGCCAATTATAATGGCAGGTTTTTTGCATATGCTATTACCAAGAACAAACCAATTCTTGAGTTAGAGATAGAAAAGATAAAAGAGTTTAGAACATTCAGTGAAAGAATGTCTGAATTTATAAAAAAGATAGATGATCTTAAGAAAGACTTCTGTAAGAAAGACGATGAAGGACAACCTATACTTACACCTAATCCAATAGCTGGTAAAAACGCAGCTACTTATGATATAGAAGGTGTTCAAGATGAAAATAGTGATTTTAGAAAAGCTGTATCTGCTTTAGAATTAGAGTATGCAGAAGATGTAAAAGATCAAGAGAATAAAGATAAAGAGTATATTGAGGTATTTTTAGAGACAGAGATTGAACTACCTTTAGTTAAAATTCCATTCGAAGAATTACCAGAAAATATATCTCAAGAAGTTCTCGAAGGCCTCATTGACATTATCGAAGAACCAATAAATAAATAAACATGGCAGCAGCAACGCAGACAGATGTTACTAACTATAGAAGTTATATTCGACAAGAATTTTCTAGGTATGGCAATCAATTAGCTAATTGGCATCAGCAAGGCAATAAGCCTGACTTTTCCAAAGAGGTTAAGTTTGTGCTATTACAAGCGTATGTTGAGATTGCTGAACTGTGGTTAGATCAATGGGATTCTACTACTGATGAAAACTTTTTCACAATAGCAGAATTTGAAGATATAATGAGACACATAAACGCAATATGTAATTCTTTCCTTTGGTTAGAATTAGAATAATAAATAAACAAATAAATAAATAAAATGGCTTCTTTAAGTACAACCAAAAGAGTTACTCCTAGAGCACAAGAATTCGTCGCATTTTTCGATGAAGATGGAGTAGCCAAGGTAAACATAGAAGGTACTGTAGCTATAGACGATGAAAGTTTAGTCGCTAATATAAATGTAGATAGTTCATCTGCATCATATGGCGGAACTTATATAGGCAAAGCATCAACCGCAACTAACGGAGATTTTGATGTAGCTTATGCGTCAGTAGAAACATTGACCTTTAGTAATTATCCAGCAGGGGTTAGTGCCCTGGATGCGGATGATATAGAGCTAGTTCGTCAGATTGACACTAGCGGCGCGGTTGTAGAAAGTTACACTAGGGATGATGCTACAATGTCTATTGCAGGCGATGTACTCACAGTTAGTGGAGCTAACTTTGGCGCAGCAGATTCTTTCGTAATATTAACCAATATTCAATCAAGTAGTTCTGATTCAGGCACTTCCGTTGGAGGAGGTAATAATACATATAGTAATGCTAGTGGTGATTTCACTGCTGCTATTACAGATGCAACGACTAACATAACTATTACAGGATTAACTTTTACATTAGAAGATAAGAATGTAGCAATTGGCGCTATTAAGAAGATTGATTCTTCTGGTATAGTAACTAATGTTGCATTGACTGATATATCAGTAGCTGGTAGTGTTATAACATTAACTGATGAACCAGACTTTGCTACTGGAGATATAGTAGTAGTTAGTTTAATAGGTCCTGATAAAGCATATGATTCAGGTACAGATAGTCAAACGTCTACTGTATTGAATCCAGAATATGCTCATTACACTTCTTCAGAACAACTTATATCAGAGACTAATCTGTTAGGGTTGAAAGGAACTAGTAATGGTACTGATGTAGATACATTAACAATTGCCGCTGCAACTTTGCTAGAGGCTAATGTTGCTATTGGTTATACAGCTCATCAAACAGATGATACTGCAACAGCCTTAGTTGAGTCTTGGACAAGTACTTCTGAAATAGAAACTGCTACATTGAGTGGAGCTGCAACATGGGATACTAAAGCTTATTCAGTTCCTTATGTAGAACGATACGAGATACCTATGGAAGGTTATAACTTTATGACTTTACATTGGAAGTTATATGCAACTACTTTTTGTAACGCCTACTTTAAAATATATGGCACATTGAATAGTGATGCAACAACTACTGACGATGATGATTGGGTTAATCTATCTGAAAAAATCTTAGGCGATAGCGATGGTATTTCCGTTGCTATTGGAACTACAGAAGAAGACATGGCTATAATTGATACACCAACAACTATGTTAAAGTACATGGCTAAGTTGGTTGTTGAAAGTAGTTCAGCAAGTCCAAATACAAATTCATTCTCAGTATTCATTAAGAAATCAAGCTAAAAATAAGATTATGGCAAATTGGTTAAGTAGAAATTTAGCAAGACTAGGCACCGGCGATTGGCATACACAAAATCAGCCTACTGCCGATAGTGCTAGTAACGATCATGTCCAGGATGTGGTTGGAAACAAAACAGATACAGTTGGCGGTGATTCTATTATTGCTGGTAGTAAACGTATAGAAGCAGATCTATCTAATGCGACAGATGGATTAGGGGCACTCAAGACGCTAATAGATAATTTGAATGATGTTTCCACAACACAAGTTAATACAGAAGTAGATGGCGCATTAAATACAATTGTCCCAGCTGCTCCAACAGCAGGTAGTATAAATGATGCCCTTAGTAAGGCTTCGGGAGGGAATACGTTTGACAAAGCCACAGACTCTTTAGAGGCTATTGCGGATTCAGTAGGCACAGGTTCGTTAGAGTTAGTTGCAGACGCAGGTAGTACAGCTACAAATATTGTTGATGCAGCAGCATTAACTCACGCTACAACTAATTGGTTTAGGAACGCCATGTTAGTTTCAATGGATGGAGATAATATAGGACAAGCTAGAAGAATTGTAGCCTTTACGACAGGTACAGATTCAGTGGATGTATATCCAGCTTTCCTTGCCGCTCCTACAGCAGATGATAAATTCTTATTAATTTCATCATGGCAGCCTAATGTATTAGATCAGCAACCTAATGTTGCAGTTACTGAAGCAGTGGGGACTACCCCTGTAGATGTATTTGATTTGAATACAGCAGGATTAACTTATCATGTAAATAATTTGATATTAAAATGTGCTGATCCAGGAGCCGAAACCGTAACGGTCACTTTGACTGAATTGGTAAATGACGCGCCTGTAGCAGTAGATACATTTGATATTACAACTGCTAATTATGCAAGTTACTTTTCATTATATGATATGTTTAGTAGAAATCGTTTAGCTGGAGATGATATTCAAGTTTCAATGGTAGCGAGTGCAGATAATGCGTATGCTGTCACTGGACAATATCAATACGCAGAAACTTATACAGCATAATAAATAAATTATGGGAGCATTTACAAGTAAAGCTACAGGTAATTGGGATGCAGAAAGTACTACCACGTGGAATGAAGCAGGGCATCCTATAGCAGGAGATACTGTAACAGTTCAAAATGGGCACACTATTACATTGAATAGTGCTACAGCTTGTTCAACGCTTACTATTGATACAGGAGGTGTTTTAACTGATGCTACAAATAATCAAGGATTGACAATTTCAGGATTGACAGAGGTAGCAGGAACATTAACTTGTGGAACTGCTGCTATGAGCTTTGGTAGTGGAGTGATTACAACAACATATTCGATTATTCTTAATAACGGAGGAGTATTTGTTGGTGGGTCTGGAACGCATACGGCAGGTTCGTTTTGCGGTGGAACTGGTAGTAATGTTACATATACCTCTGGTGTAATGACCCTAGATGGCGAGAACACTTCTGCTGGTGCTGTACAAATCCTATCTAATTCAATGACGTTTGACGATGGAAATGGTACTATAACATGTACCTACACAGGCGACGATACCATTTTCGATATGGGCGGAGAAACACACTATAACCTGATAATTAATGCAGCGGCTACCATTTACACATTGAGAGATTCTGGAACGTTTGCTAATAATTTGACGATTACTGCGGGAACATTTGATACTGGGATTGATAATTTAACAGTAACAGGATTAACAAATGTATCAGGAACACTTATTTGTAATGCTTCAATTTGTAGTTTTGGTAGTGGTGTTACTAATAATTTTGCTTTAACAGTAATTGGTACATTTATAGGGGGAAGTGGTACACATACAATGGGTTCGTTTTTCTTAGATAATGGAACTGCAACATTTACATCTGGTGTTACAACATTAAATTCACGACAATTATCAAGTGTAGCGTTTGGTTCAGAGAATGGAACTTTTAATCATGGAAGCGGTACAATAACATTTACAATGGCTAATTATCAGCTTATATATGATTTGACAAATACTGCAAAAACTTTTTATAATTTAATTATTAATAAAGCATCTAATCTTGTACAGTTTTCAAATAATAGTGGTTATACGTTAACTGTAGCAAATGATTTTACAATTACTTCAGGAGAATTTGATACCTCTGAAAGAACAGGAGGAACAAGTAGGGATTTAATAGTAACAGGAAATTTATCAAATACTGGAACGTTTACCCCTAATGCTTCATTAGTAACATTAAATGGTACAGCACAAAGCTTAACTGGTAGTTGGACATTTTGGAGTTTCACTAAAGCAATAACTGTTACAGATAAACTTACATTTGACAATACAGCAACATATACTTTTGGTGGAAATGTTACATTAAATGGGACAGCAGGAAATATATTATCTCTTGCATCAGACAGTACAGGAGTTGCTTTTGATTTTATAATGAGTGCAGGAGCAGTAAAAACTAATTTAGATTATTTAGCTGTTAAAGATTCAGATGCAAGTAGTTCAGATGTAGGTCATAAACCAATAGCACCTACTAATTCAACAGATGTAAGCGGTAATACAGATTGGTTTGGAGCAGCACCAACACCACCAACATCTACAACAGGAAAAGGTGGATTTAGAGCAAAAAGAATAATAATAAGTGGAATTTAAAAAGTATAATTATGAATATAAAAAACAAATATGAATTTTTAAAGCTTTTTAATGAGGCTTTATCTGAAGAAAATAATGATATAAATTCATTACATTCACATGTTGATAGGATTGGAGGTCACGTATTATCTAATGATATAACTATATCAGCAAATAATACATCAGCAAATATAGATTGTTTTCAAATAACAGGGAGTATAGAAATTTTGCGTATTTATGGAGCAATTAAAACAATTACTACTTTAGCGAATTGTACTGCTGCATACTTTGATTTATTTACAGCAGGAGATGCTGCGGATGTGATTACTAAAAATAATGGAGTACTTTCTGGAATGGCAGTAGGAACTTTTTTTACAAAAGAAGCTGTAAAAACGGAAACGATGACTGTTATTAATAATGCTACAATAAGTGTTACAGAACCAGCTACAAATAAGAAAACATTTACACCATTTATTGTAACACAAAAAACAGGAGCAGATACATTTATCAGATTTAATTACACAACATCTGATGCTCCTGCAAATGCTGTATTTACTGTTTATGTAGAATATAGAGAACCGCCAAATGAAGGAGGAAGTATAGTAGCTGTTTAATATAAATTTAAAACATTAAAGATATGAGTTTATTTATAATACAAAAAGAACCAGTAGCCCAACCAGAAAAGACTTCTGAAACGGCAATGGCAATTTATGAAAAGTTAAAGGAATTTAAGGGCGATATAAGCGCTGTATTTTCAAGCGGAGCTGGTTATCCAGTGAGTTGGATAAAGTGGGTACATAAGGATGCAAAGAGGCTTGAAAAGGAATTATTAGCTATTGTGCGGGATAATAAGATTATCACAGTTACCCAAGCGGCTAAATTATTAAATAGTTCTTATTTAACTATTACCACAGTAGGTTTAGACATCATACATTACAATCCTACATATGATGAGGATAGAACGTTTAACCAATTCAAAGCTATATATTATGTAGCACCACCAGTAATTGAAGAATAATGAAAGAGTCAAAATCTTCTGGAGATAATAATTGGATATTATATGATCCTTTATTGGATGAATATTCAGTTCGTAGATTAGGAGCAACACCTACATCTGTTACTTTTGACCAAGGAACGGGAATTTTTGGAGGTACAGCTAGTAAAATAGTTTACCTTGCTAAAAGGGGTGTTAAATCGGTTCGAATAAAGATTGCATTAACCACTACCACAGAAGATATATTAAAATTAAGCTCCTCACATAATATAGTAGTAAGTGCAGGAACAATAACAGCAAATGGATTTTCAAGCCCTACAATTTACGTTGATGGGGCTGCAACTGCAACAGTAACAACAGCAAGTAAAGAAATAGTAGTAACAACTGCAACGGCTTTCACTGCTGATGATATTCAATTAGGATATGTTTCAAGTTATTTGGATGGGATAGTAGATTTATTCGGGTTAAATAATACAACTCTTACGGCTAGTTATATTTCAAACCTATATAATAACAAGACCTATATAGAATTACCTGACAAGATAAGTTCAACAGTTTCTAAATTATTAGATGTACACGCATTAAACGGAATTATTCAAACAAAATACGCTGATATAACTAATACTGATATTGTAGCCCACAAAGAAGGGGGTAATGTATATTCAATGTATTTCGATACTGCAAAAGGAGTATTTGGGAATATTGGTACTATTGGTTCATTAAACCTAATCTTATTTTATGATGGAACAGATCAGGATGGAATAATTGATTTGGATGGTGGCACAAATACAGTAGAACATGCAAGTGGTACGCTGACTTATTGGGGTGATAATGCATATATTAATGGTGTTGATACTGATACATTAAGTATGGGTGTGAATTATATAACTATTATAGATAATACTGGAACGGCTGCAAGTGCTTTTCAGATTGGGTATGATGATACTAATTATTTTGGGGGGAAGATTGGGCGATGTACCGTTTATTCTGGTGTTGAAAGTTTAGCCCAACACTCACAGTTTCGTTCATCAAATAAAAAATACTTTAGATAATGAGTAAAATATTTTCATTCAATAGAAAGAGTAATGGATTATACATAGATTCAATAAGTAAAGGAGTTTTATCAGGTTCTAAAGGGGAATTCAAAAAAACTTCAAAAGGATATGCTTGGGAGGGGAATGGTATTGATTCTGAACTAGGTTTCATTAATATAAGTACAAATGATTTTCTTGGTTTATATGGAAGTATTACTCTAGTAAGTGCGTTTAAGATTACAAAAATACCTACAATTTCCAAGGGGGGTTCCTTATTTTTAAAAGGATCAACTACTAATTCATGGGGAATACAGGTTCAAAATAGTGGTGGTATATTACAAATTACAGGAGGTATTAGGGGAAATACCGTTAAAATTACAACTAGTAATATTTTATTAAATAAATGGTATTTAGTTGTATTAGAACTTAATGAAGCTAATTCTCAAATGTATATCAATAATGAAGGTCAAGGAGTTGTTGATCTAAGTGGGCATGGGTATTCAGCTACAAGTGATCGTATTACATCATTTTCTCATGATATACTTGCTGGCACTGGTGAATTTATTGAAGGTGATTTACTTTATAATAGTATATATTCAGGTACTTTAACAACTAAAGAACGCAACGATCTATACATTGACTTCCTCCGAAACAAAGGCACTGGAAGTTCACCATTTAAAAAGGACTTTCCTAATAAACCTACAGATTTAGGGTTTGATGATAAAGTTAAAGCAGCATATCGTTTCACAGAGGGTGTAAATGATACTGATATAACTAATAACGGATATTTAGCAACAGGAACAGCTAATTTTCTTACTAAGAATGGTAAAAAATATAATGGTACAAATTCCAAATCAGTAATTGGGAATTTAGGGAATATTTATGGGTTTTCATGTAGAATTAAATTATCATCTACATCTGAAAAGATAATCGAAGGTGCAGCAAATGATAAGATGGTTTTTGCAAATGCAGGAACATTGAGCTATGCCGAGTTTGATAATGCATATGTGGATGGAGTAGATAGTAATACAATTTCAGCGGATACTTGGGTTTCTTTAAGTATTACAAGTTCAACAGTAGTTGATTTTTCAGCATGTACTTTAGCTTTGAATAATGCCACTTATGGAGAATTTGAGATTGCAGATTTAAGATTTCATACAAGGGAATGGACAGCAGCAGAGATGGTACAATACCATAATGACTTTATTCGTACGGTAATTGATGTTGACTACAGACAAGATGCAGTAGGAATTTTTCCTAGAAATTTCGATCGTGGACCAGGAACATTTACTGTACAAGAAAGTGATGGGACAGATGGTTTAGATATTGGAACAAAATTTTTGCAATGTGATTCAGTAGGAAATTGTGCAATACAAAGTAAAACAGCTTACGGAGAATGGGAGTTTGATATTTATAATAAAGGAACATTATCTATAAGATTTATAAGCGCAGATACACTTGGAATTACAAATTTATATCTGGTAACCTTTTATTCAGATGGAAGATTAAGACTTAGAAAAGATGGAACTAATTTAATTTCAAAATTAGCTGGTTATTTAAGTCTTAATACACACTATCGAATTAAAGTGACAAGAACAAAAAGTGGGTTATTTACTGTATATATAAAAGGTGGAACATTTGGAAATAATGATTGGACAACTGTAGGTTCTGTGATAGAGAATACATATACTGAAAGTAATTATATTGTCCTATATTCCTCAGTTGTAGGTGGTAGTGTAGGAAAATTCAAAGTACAAAATGAAATAAGACAATAATAAAAATGAAAATATAATTAAAAAACAATATTCGATAAAAAAGATTTATAATTTATTAAAAATATAATGTCAAATAATGAAATTCAAAATATAGTAAAGGAAACTATAAAGCAGCAAAATAAACAATCAACAAGTTTACAAGGTTGGGTAAAAGTAATTATTATGTTTATTTTTATTCCTATTTTAACCGTTTATTCATCATTTAGAGTAATGGAGTGGAGAATTTGTAAGGTAGAGGATAGTTTTACTGAAATAAAAACAAATCTTAGTGAGAAAGTGAATGTTGTTTGGTATGAAAGATATATTATTGGTCAAAAGGAATTAATTGAACGTTTAGAGGCAAATATTAATGATGGAGATATTGAACTTGAACGTAAAATAAATGAAGTAAAAGAATATCTCGATAAACTTGTGAAAGAAAAAAAGTTATATTATAGAAGCAATACATAATATATATATAAACAATATTTGGGAAGTAATTATAAAAATGAAATAATGACTAAAATTGAAGAAAGAATTCAAGAAAAAAATTTGGAAAGAGTAAACAGTATTTATTACCGATTTACAAATGACCATGAATTAATAAAAGGAGTGGCTAATGATCTTGGATATACAGCTGATTTAAATATCAATAAAAAAGGTAAAGAAATCAAAGAGAAATTATCTACAGATATTATTACTACAAATAGTAAAAAATCAGATTGTTTTGCTGAAATGAAAATTTATATAAGTAAAATAAAGATTGCTCCTATTATAGATATTTCAAACGAATACCCAGCAAAAGAGTATTCTAATGTATTAAAAATAGTACCTTATAGATATTGTAGAACTCAGATGTATCCAGAAGGAAGTACTTATGAAACATTGGAAGATGAAGATAAAGTAAAGATTACTAATATGGTTAAATATAATCAAATAGTAAATGATTATATTAGAATAAGTATAGAGGTAATAAAATTAAATACTGTTATAAATAATCTTCAAGATAATAAAAGTTATAAATTAAGTTTGGAGTTAGCGAGTAAATTAGGATTTTAATAAATGTTATAATTGATCATTAATATTATAAATATGGTAACGAAAGCATTAAAAAGATTTTTCAGGTTAGATTCTATTGAAGAAAAAATAGATCATTATATAGAACTTGAAAAGCAAGAAAGTATTCAAAAATCAGTAAGAGATGAACTTGCTATAGCTTATACTAATCAAAAAAATATTTTTGATAATAGTGTAATTTCAACTGATGAATTTGTAAAGGTAAAAGTTAAAGAAAAATATGATCTATTTATTGATAGTTATATGTCTGAACTTAAAAAAGCCAAAGGAGAATATGATCAATTAAAATCTAAAAGAGTAAAATTACTTCAAAATGAAGAATTTGCCAAAGCTGTAAAATTATATAAAGCTCGACAGTTATTTGATAATAATGAATTTTCTTTAATTGTATATGATAATATTATTAAAGCGGTAACTAAAAAAGAAGTAAAATATGCAGATAGTATTGTATTTAATTCTAATCGTGAATTATTATTATTAAAAAGAGCTAAAGGTGATGAAAATGCAGGTAAATGGGTTATTCCTGGAGGGCATGTTGATCCTGGAGAAATTTGGGAAGATGCTGCGAAAAGAGAATTAAAAGAAGAAGCCGGAATTGATTTAGATAAAATAGAAACATGTTCTGATTCAAATGTTTTATCGGGAGAATATAAAAAAAATGGAGTTCATATTAAATATTATATGTCTTATTTAAAAGAAAAGAATCCTACTATTCTTTTAGATGATAAAGAAACTCATGATTATGAATGGGTAAAGGTTGAAGATTTAAAAGATTATGAAATGGTTTTTGATATGAAAGAAAATATTGATAAGATTATTCATCCTTGGAAACAAAAAGTTATTCAATTAAAAAAATCATTAGATGATGAAATAATAACTCCTCAGATATTTAATTTAGCACTTAAAAATATAATAGAAAAAAGTAAAAAAGAGATTAAGGAAATAAATAATATAGAAAAAGCTGATAAATATTCAAAAGATCAGTTAAAAGATATGATATCTGAACATGAGCGTTTAATTAAGATATTAAACCCTTACGCTAAAATGGATAAGAAAGTATCTACTGAGTTAGATATTCAAAATAAAGAGCTAGAAGGATACAAAAAACAATTATCTACATTAACTAAAGGAAATGAAGTTGATGATAAATATACTTTATCGTTAAATGATTTTGAAAAATTAAACAATACTATAAAAAAAGCTGAAGAATTGGTACAAGAAGTAAATGAAAAAATTGAAGGATATGGAAAATAATTTTCAAAATACTGAAATAAATTATTTTGAAAATTTATCAGGTAAGATGATTGTTCATCCGTTATTTGATCAAATTATGAATTTTACTAAAGCAGATGATGATAAATATAAACTTATCTATCAAACAGTAAATTTAATAAATGATAAAAATTATGTAGGTCAACATACTACAGATAATTTAGATGATGGTTATTTAGGATCTGGGTATAATTTAAAATTAGCTATTAAAAAATATGGGAAAAATAGTTTTAAAATTAGATTTTGTTGTTTTTGCAATGATCAAGAAAATTTAGATAAAGCGGAAATTACTTATATTAAGTATTTTCAATCTTTAGATAAAGAAGGAGGTTATAATATATTACCTGGAGGTAAGTTTTTTTTAAATGAAAAAATAAGAAAAAAATCAGAAAAAATACGTAAAAAAAGATTTGAAAGTGGAGAAATAGCTCCTTGGAATAAAGGTAAAATTGGAGTTTATTCTAAAGAAACTTTAAAAAAGATGTCTGAATCAAAAAAGGGAAATATTCAAACATCAGAGTCTAATTTAAAAAGAAGTTTAGCTTTAAAGGGAAGAATTGTGTTAAAAGAATCAATTGAAAAAGCAAAAGAAACAAGAATAAAAAATGGGACATATAAACAGTCTCCATCGGAAGAAACAAAAGAAAAACTTCGTCAAGCTAATTTGGGTAAAAAACAATCTCAACAAACTATTAATAAAAGAGTTGAAAAAAACAAAGGGAAAAAGCGAAATTCTAAACAATTAGGTAATTTATCTAAAGGACAAAGAAAAAATCTAAAAAAAATAATTCAGAAAGATTTTGATGAAGATATAGTAAAAATTTGGAGTAATAGTTTTGAAGTTTGTGAATTTTATGTAAATTTTAATAAAACTGTATTATTAAGACAAACAAAATTAGGTAAAAAATATAAAGGATATATCTGGACATATGGAAAATAATAAATTTAACTTTTGTATTCCTATAAATGATGAATGGATACAAAAAGCATCTAAAGAAAAAGGTGATAAAAAATATGATAATATGTTTGTGTCAGGAATTGGAAGTGACAATTCTGAAGATACTGATGAAGAAATTTTAGAACCAAATGGGTTTATTTTAGATAAATTTTTAAAATCTGGAATTGTTAATTGGGAACATATGTCTAAACAAAATCCTGAAGCTATAATAGGAGAACCAGTAGAAGCTAAAGTAGAAAATAATAAATTTTATTTAAAGGCAAAATTATATAAAGAAGTTCCTTTAGCGAGAAAAGTATGGGATGCTATGATTAATATGAAAAAATCTGGCTCTACAAGACAGATGGGATGGAGTATTGAGGGGAAAAAATTAAAAAAAGATATTATAAATCCTAAAAAAATTACAAAAGCATTAATTACTGGGATATGTTTAACAATGATGCCAAAAAATTCTAATACGTGGGCAGATATAGTTAAAGGAGAACAAAAAAAAGATTATATAGAATTTGATGATGATGCAAATGGTGGTAAAATTTATTTATTAGATATTACAACTCCAAAAGGAGTAAGATTAACAATAGATAAAGATTTTAATATAAAGATAGATAAAGCGATGACTACTGACTCTGCAAGAGCGTTAATTCCTGAGAGTTTAGATAATAAACTTGTTAATTTAAAAGGGAAAACGTTTACAAAAAATATAAAAGAGTTGAGTAATTATCATAAATCTACAGGGTTTAATAAAGACACTTTAAAAAAAATTAAGAAAAAAATTAAGAATTATTTTTAATTGGTCTAAATAAGCATTATATTTATAGCGATTATAAATAAGATATTTGGTATAGATTATGGAAGATAAAAACATAAATGGAAGATAATACTAAGAAGCCAGAAGCAAATCAAGATGAAATAAGAAAAAACTTGGCTGCTCTTGATTTCTCAAAAGAAGAAATTGATGATCTTTTAGTAAAAGCTGAAGCATCAAAATCTGAAGAAGAAATCGAAAAGGGTTCTAAAAAAGATCTTGAAGATTTAGAAAAAGCTTACAAAGAAATAGAAACCAAAGAGGGAGAAGTTGAAAAAGCTTATAAAACAGATAAAGAAGGTATTTCTGGAGAAAAAGAAGCCATGATGGCTAAAATGAAGGAAAAAGGATATAAACCTGCTGTTGAAAAAGCTGAAATTGATGAGCTGAATAAAACTAAGATTGAAAAGAAAGAAGAAATCGTTAAAAGTGAAGATCAGGAAAAGAAAGATGAATTAATAAAAGGTCTTTCTGAAAAAGTTGAAGAATTAGAAACTAAAGCTAATAATACTGAAGAAGTAGATGAACTTAAAAAGTCTATAGGAAGTGTTACAGAGTCTATTTCTGAAATTAAAAAAATAGTAACTAGTATTGCTAATACTCCTAATGGGATGAAATCTCATCAATATAGTCAGTTTTTAGAAAAAGCTGAAGATAATGAACTTAATAACGATAATAAAAAAGTTATTTCTTTAAGAGATAAAGAAACACTTACTAAATCTTTAGAAAATTTAGCTGATGCTACTGATGATGTAGATAAAAAAGCTTTTTTAGAAAAAGCTATAATGGATTATAATTCTAATCCAGAATCTCAATTATCAGGTCAACTAGTTTCTGAAATCCAAAAGGCTGAGAATTGTACGTTTACAGCTTAAAAAATCATATAAGATATTTGGTATAATAAAAAGAATAATAAACATAAATGGACGATTTATATAATGCTGTTAATCAGCTTGATTCAGGCTCAGATGTTTTTGGGAATCCTCAAATAGTTGATGCTCTTATTAAAGCAACTACAGCAGGAAGTACAACAGGTAGAACTTTAGATAGCACAATAACATCAGGTGCTTCTTTAAAGGTTGAGTCTTTAGAACCAACTTTAAAAATTCTAACCAATAGAGACAAACATATTAAATTCTATAAAATGTTACCTAAGCAAAAAGCTTATAACACAGTAGAAGAATACAATCAATTAGTAGATTACGGTGGAACTTCAGGGATTTTCAATAGTGAAGGTGAACTTCCACAATTTACAGATTCTCAATACAGACGTAAATCTGTATTAATTAAGTACACAGGAATAGCTGGTGAAGTAACTCATCCTGCTATGCTTGTAAAAACTGGAAGTGGTGTTAGTGATTTATTTGCTCAAGAAGTACAAAATAAAACAATGTATTTAATGAGAGCTTTAAATACTCAACTTTCTACTGCTAATAGTGATAATGTAGCAAATGAATTTGATGGCTATTTTAAGCAACATTTTGATGGTATTGTTGGTGCAGGTGGAACATTAGCTAATTATAAAAACAGTTCAGCTGTAATTGATGCTAGAGGTGCTTCTTTAACTGATGCTAATATAGAAGATGCTGCTCATGCAATTGTAAACGATGGTTTTGGTACTGCAACAGGTATTATATCTGCTCCTGTAGTATTTAATGACTATGTTAAACAATTCCATGAAAGTAAACGAGTAAATGTAGGACTTCCAGGAGATGCAACAACAGGTGCAACAATGGGTCAAAAAGTTAATCAAACTGCAACTCAGTTTGGAATGATTGATTTAGTAGATGATATCTTCTTTGACAGAAGATTACCAAAAGCTTATAACGCTGCTGCTGAAAATGCACAATCTCCTGCTGTAATTATAGTTGATGGAGGAGCTCCTTTAGCTGTAGAAACAGATACAAGTAATGAATTTGCAACTGCTGGTGCTGGAGATTATTTCTATGCTGTAGCTTCTAAAAACAGATATGGTGAAAGTGCTATGACTATTATGAGCACAACTACATTATCAGTTAGTGCATCTCAATCTGTAGATATTAAATTTACAATTACAGATAATGCTTATGCAGCAGAATCATTTGTAATTTACAGAACAGAAAAAGATACTCTTAATTATTTAACTGCTGATTTTTATCCAATTTTTACAGTTAATTTAGCTGAAAGAACTGCTGGATATGATGGTGGAATAGCTGGATTAGTAAGAGATCGTAACCGAGAGTTACCAAACACAAAAAGAGCTTTTGTATTTGATAATTCAACTGAAATGTGGGGATTAAAACAATTAGCTCCTATCATGAGAATGGATTTAGCTGTTACTTCTCCAAGTAGAAGATTTATGATTTTAAGTTATCTAACTCCGGTGCTTTACGCCCCCAAAAAGCTTGCAATCGTGAAAAACATAGGTCGAGCTTAGTTGATAATCAAGTAGTTACAATAAAATAAGGATAGGGTATATCCCAAAAAAAAGAGTGGGTTATCATACTCACTCTTTCCTTTTTAAATTTAAAATATTAATAATTAAAAATTGTTATAATGACTGTAAAAATACAAACAAGTAAAAAGAATAATTTTAATCAATCTGTACAATTTATAGATGGTATTAAAATTAAATTTGATGAAAAAGGAATAGCAATAGTAAAAGACAAAGAAACTGCTGAAAGATTAGTTGAAAATTCTGATTTCCTTTTTTATGAAGGACAAGTTCCAGAAGGAAAAAATATCATACATATTCCTATTGTTGATACAAAGAAAGATGATTTAATTATAGAACTTCAAAATAAATTACGTGTTTTAAATCAAAGACTAGATTCTTTAAAAGCTGATAATGGTTTATTAGAAGCTAATTTACAAGATTGGAAAAAAGAAGTTAATAAATTAATTAATGAAAATAAATCATTGAAAGAAATGGTTGGACCAATTTCAAATAAAGAAAAAGAAAAAAAGAAAAGTGAAAAAGTTATTGTTGATCCTAAAATAGATCAACAAGAGAATAACGATGATAAAGGTAAAGATAAGAAAGAGAAAAGTGGAGAAGATAAAGAATTGTCTCTAGAAGAAAGAAAAGAAATTTTAGAAAAAGTTACCGTTCCAGATTTAAAAAATATGTGCAAGGATGCTAACTTAGATAGAGGTGAATGGGAAACACTTAAAAAACCTGCTTTAGTAAAATATTTGCTTGAGAAATCAGAAAAAAAATAAACTATGCCTAGCATAAGGTATAAAACTTTATATAAAAAAAATACAGGGCTTTTATTTTCTCCAGAAGAATTAATTGCTTTGTATTTTTATGGTATCGATGTAAAAAGTAAAGATGGAACAGATTTAGATAAATCTACTCTTGAATTTAATATCCGACAAGCTCAAGAAAGAGTTGAAAAATTCTTAGGTATTAAATTAAATAAAATGCTTAAGAATGAAAAAGTAGATTATTTTAGAGGAGAGTATTTAGATAAATTCCCTGTATTTTTTGTAACTTACCCAGTAACCGAAGCATTAACTTGTATAGGGTTAATGGGTCAAGTAGAACAGGTTGTATATCCCGAAGATTGGTTATTTAATAGTGGTAATAACAGAGGAGTTCCACATAGAAAAATAAGTATAGTTCCAGTAAGTTCAGCTACAAGAGGAGTTCAAGCAGGTGGAGATTTAATATATACAGGAGTTATGACTGAAATAGGGTTAAGAAGTTATTCACATGTTCCCTTTTATTGGTCATTACAATATTCTACAGGTTTTACAGAGATTCCATATGATTTAATGAACATTATAGGGAAATATGCAGCTATTGGTATTTTAGCTATTTTAGGAGATATAATCTACGGGACACCAGGATTAGCATCGCAATCGCTTAGTATTGACGGCCTTAGCCAGACAATTAATACGACGAATTCTGCAATGTATTCTGGCTTTTCTGCGAGAATTGGTCAATATTCTAAAGAAGTAGAAAAGTATTTAAAAGAAATGAAAAATTATTATAAAGGTTTTAATTTTGCAAGTTGTTAAAAATATAAAAATAATCAATAATGGCAAAAAGCATTAGACAAGATACACCTCAAAACGTCATAGGACAACCTACTCCATTTTTTGATGAAAGTGCTTTTGATGCTGCAATTTGGAATAAAGGTTACGATATAGTAATTGAAAAAGCGATACGTTGTCCATGTAAAGATAAACAAACTACTAAAAATTTATCTACGTGTCAAAATTGTAGAGGGTTAGGGTGGTTTTTTATAAATCCAATTGAAACAAAAGGAATTATAACCGGAATAAATAAAGATTTAAAATATAAATCTTTCTCTCCTGAGTTTATAGGGGATATATCATTAACAATAAGAGATAATATTCGTCTAGCATATATGGATAGAATATTATTTAAAAATGATTATTCTATTCTCAGTGAAGATAAAATTGTAAGAGAATTTGAAGAAAGTGGTTCTATAAAATATTTTGTATTTTTAAGTTATGAAGCTGAAACAATAGAAAGTGTATGGGTATTTAATGGAAGCGCAAATCCATTAATAAAACTAACTTCAAGTCAATATTCTATAAATAGTACTAATGGGTTTGCATTAGATTTAGATTATGATTTTACTTCTATAACAGATTTTAGTGGGAATATAGGTGTAAGATATAAACATGAAGTTCAACATCATGTAGTAGAATTACCGCATGATTTAAGACGTTCATTTAAGATAGATAATAACGGAAAAGAAGAAAAATTACAATTACCAGTTAATGCTATATGTAGAGTAGCTCATCAAGTGTTAGATTTAGCAAATTATGATGGAGATGGTATAATTGACAATAGTTATTTATAAAGTAAATTTTTAAAAATGGATCAATGGGAAAAAGATTTAAGATCTCATAATATTTTAAAAGGAATTAATGTTATGGTTAATTCTGGTGATTTATTAGAGAAAGCTCAAGTAGGTGGTTTTTATGCCGATACTCCTCAAAACAGAGAAGGTGGTATAGTTGGTATGCCTTATGCTAAAAAAAGCAGTGGAAGTGCTGCTAAACAAAATTCTGCGGTAGGTAGCGGAGGTGTTAAAAAAGAAATAAGCCTATTAAGAAATAAAATAGTTGAATTAAGAAAAGAAGGCAAAACAGTAGAAGCTAATAAATTATCAGCAGCATTAAAAGAAAAAATAAAAAAATTATCATAAAATAATATATGATTCCTATTACTATAAATATTGGGAATTTAGCAAATGAAATATCCTTAACTCCTACAGAAGTTAAGTCTTTTGCTAAAATGACTTTAGATAGAGTTGTTACAAGATATGAAACTTTATTAAACGAACAAATTAATAAAAAACTTCATAAAACTAAACAAGCTTATCGACAAAGTTTAAGTTTCGAATATTTAAATGATTATAAAGCTGTTTTTATTTTATCAGGAAAAGGAATAGGGAAATTAGCTTTAATGATGGAAAGAGGAGCTTCTCCTTGGGATATGAAAGGATCATTCTTAAAATCATCTAAAGCTAAAACAGGTAAAGACGGTAAAAGATATTTTACAGTTCCATTTAAACATGCAACAAGTGAAGCTATAGCTGAATCATCTACTTTTTCAAATAAATTAGTACAGGAAGCTCAATTAATAGCTAAAAATCAACCCGGAGTTCCTTTAGGTTTTAATCAATTACCAGCAGGATTACAACAAAAAGGAATAAGGCAACCTGTAACAAGAAATGGAATAACATCTCCATCTTATGAGCATAAAACTCCTATATTTCAAGGGTTAGTTAAATCAGTTAATCCTAAACATTCTGGATATTTTACATTTAGAAGAGTAAGTGAAAAAAATGCTGATAGTTGGTTTCATCCTGGATTTGAAGAATATGATTTAATGGGAAAAGCATTAAATGGATTAGAAAAAGAAATAAAAAGAATAACTTTTTCTTGTAAAGAAGAATTTTTAGATTTAAAATTTGGAAAGTAATGGCTAACATACCTTTATTAACATTAAAAAAAGTATTAGATGGTTTGATTCAGTGGGTATCTGATAATCAAAATGATACTAATATACCAGAAGATGAGAAATGGCTATATAGAAATTTTAATGATGTTGAATTAGGAACATATAAGTTTTTAGACCAATTACAAAATATGGTGTTAAGAACATCTAAAAATGCGAGGAAATTAGAGACAAGATTAATGTTCGATATGGATAGAGCTAATTTTCCTACAATTCATATACATTTACCACAAGAAAATGCTGGTGCTCAAAATGCTATAGGTACTAATATTTCAAGTGAAATGTATTTAAATACAGATAATACTGCAAATTATATACATGGTAGATCTTTTGATTCTTCATATGATTTAATTATTACAAGTGATAATGATATGGAAGTGATAATGATTTATGAATTTTTAAAATGTTTATTTGTAGCAGCAGCAGAAACATTGGCTGAAAATTTCACTGTTTTTGATTTCTCAGGAAAAGAATTGATACCAAATTTTGAAGTTGTTCCTAATGGTGTATATTTTAGAGCATTAACAGTTAAATTAGATCAATTAGTAGAAACACCTAGTATAGTTAAAATAAACACAATAACTAATTTTGACAGTATTGTAGGAACACCTGTTGAAGAACTTAATGTCGGTATTGGAGCAATGATAATTGAAAATACATTTATAATATCTTAAATTTAAAAATATGAGTCAAGTTAGCAGAACAGTTTTAAAAACTTATTTCAATACTGGAGATACTCCAAATGAAGCACAATTTGAAAATTTTATTGAAAGTGTACCTAATATAACAGATGATGAGGCCATAATGCATGTAGCAAAAGCAGAGGTATTATTTTCAAATGTTGCACAAACAACTATTGTAACATTGCCTGCGGATGCGGTTGTTTGGGCTATATCGTATGAAGTTATAACTGGGTTTAATGATAGTGGAACTAATGTTATTGATTTTGGAGTAACAGGGGATTCAACAAAAATATTCACTATGGATGATGGGGATATCGATTCGCCTACTTTTTCAATTGTAAGTACACCTTATAAAACAACTGGTGAAACAATCACATTTCAATATGTAGGACAAAATTCAGATGCAACAACAGGAGCAGCATACGTTTATATACATTATACAGAACATTAAAATATAAAAAAATGAAACAGACTAAAGAAATAACTAAGTCACTAAAATATGATTGTTTACAAATAGCAATAATATTACAATTAGGTAAATTAGATAGAGAAGTTGTAAGGGTTAAATATCCAAAAGAAGTTTTGACAGAAAAACAATGGAAAGACCTATTAAAAAAAATTGGTTATAATTTTTAATTGATATAAATAAATTGTACATTTAACCAATTAAAAAACACATTTGGTACAAAGCGTTATGATATTTAAAATAAATGCCAACAAAATTTCGATTTGGAAACAGAACAATAGTTCTTCCAGGATCATATTCAAGAATACTTTCAGGAAGAAATAATCCTCCACAAGACTTAGATTATGGAAGAATTTTAATAATAGATAGTCCTAATTTAAATTCTAGTTTAACAACTAAAAATGGAATAATGGGAGGATCAGGAGTAAATGGAGCTCTTAAAACAGGTAAAGATTCAATCTATTCATTTAATAGAATTCAAGATTTTCAAGAATTTGTAGGACATGGATGGTGGTATAAAGCTGTTGAATTTCTATTTAAACCAGATGGCACTAATTTAGGGGTAAGTAATATAGATGTTATTAAACCTGCAACAACAGTTAATTCATTGTTAACTTTTACTGCTGCTGGTGCTGCTACTGGAGGTGGGTCTTTTAAAACTAAAACTAGAGATGAAGGAGTGCAAGCTAATGGAGTTATTGATGGAGTAGGAGCAGCTAGTTTATTAACTACTGGATATGCATATACTGTTGATTCTGGTGTTATAGATACAGCTAAATGGATATATAAAATTTGGAGAGGAACTTATAGAGGGGCTTATTCAGATACTCAACCATATAATGAAATTTCAGAAACAGTAGCTCAAAATAGTCCTCAATTAATGGCACAATCTCCTGAATTTGATAATATTCAAGATTTAATAGATTGGGCTGATACAGATGAAATATATAATTTATATTTTGTAAAAGATACCACAAGTGCTGGAGTAGGAGCAGGAGATGTAATTGCATCTGATGTAACTGCTGTAGTAGGATATAATGTTTCTGCTGGAGGTACTGAAGTTTATGGAACTACAGATTTAGACGATGCTTTAGAAGCTGTAGCTGATTTAGATTATAATGTTGTAATTACAACTTATGCTGATTCTACTTCACCACAAACAGATGCTAATGTTATAAAAATTAAAGCTCATCTTACAGATAGTGATACTTCTTTTACTAAATATTTAATGCTTTATGGAGATGACAGTGTATTAGCTACTAATATAACTGCTGCTGCTGCTTTAGATACTGAAAGAGATATATTAACTCATGGAGGTATTCTTAAATTAGCATCAAAAACTGTTGCACCTACAGGATTAAGAACATGGAGTTCATTTTTCCATATGTGTTATCAATTAGGAAGAATGTTAGGATTAGAACCACAAGTTCCATTAACATTTAAAACTCTTGATGTTCAAGGATTACAAGATAATTTAACTATTCAAGAGCAAATACGAGCTTTAGATGCTGGTTTGTTATGTACAGTCTTTGATACATTGGTTAATGATTTCGTTGTTCTTCAAGATGTAAATACATTACAAGCAAATACTGTTACGTTGAATCCTGATGGAACAAGTCATGTAATTCAATTTAATAGAATTAAAGCTCAATTAAATAAAGAGCTTAAAATTAATGCACGTAGAGATTTATTAGGAGACCCATTAGGAGTAAATAGAAACACTCTTAGCGAACAAGCTGTTATTAGTTATGTTAAATCTTATTTAATGCGTAAGATAGCAACTACTAATGATGATAATTTAATTTTAAGTTTCCAAAATGTAAGTGTAACTAGAGATCAAGATGCTTATAGCGTAACTTATGAATTTGTTCCTAATGATGAAATTAGAATCTTATTATTTACAGGGTTCGCATTATAATATTTGATAGAAATTTTTTATAATATAAAATAAATGCCAGCAAAACAAGTAACAATGACAGCTCCAAGAGCAGTTATAAGTGTAAATGGAAACCCAATTGGATTAATAAGAAATTTGAGAGCAACTGAAACTATTCAGCGTGGTTCTGTTATGGGATGTGGTAGACTTACTAAAAAAGAAATGCCAGCTTTATCAATTACCTGTACATGGTCATGTGATCAATATTTGATTGATTTAAGTAAAACAGGTATTCCGGGGTTAAATCCTAGAAATGTTAATTCTCGTGAAATATATAAAGATACATTAATATTAGCTGAAATTTCTGTAGATATTTTAGTTTCTAAAAAAGAAGCAGTTACAACTGAAGATGGTATTGTTACAGAATCAAAAGAAGGTGATTTCTGTACTCTTACAGATGTATATTTAAATAGTTCAAGTTGGGATGTTACTGAGAATCAAATCTCAGCACATAATCAATCAGGAGAATATTTAGAGCCAGTTATATTAGCAAAATAAATTAAATAAAAATTAGAAAATGACAGATTCGATTAAATTTGAGATTAAAAGTGTACAATACACTTCTGAAAAAATTAACGTTGGAAGAGTGATGGATTTCATGAGAATGAAAACAGCTATTTCTGGTGGAACATATGGTTTGATGTATAGAGAAGCTTTAAAAGCGCATGATGCAGCTTTAATAATGATAGATTGTGAAGCTTTCTTTACTTCTTTTTGTCCTAAATTTGTAGAAAATTTAAAACCTTCCTCATTCCGAGATTTAGGTCTTAATGATTTTAAGGAAATAAAGGATGTTTATATAAAAACAATCAAACCTTGGATAGATGATTTGGAAAAAACTTTGGGAGACACTAACGAGGAAGAAAGTAAGTAACTATAATCCTATTATCCTAAATGAAATAGACAAGAATTATCCAAAAGACTTTATTTACGAATGGAATCATAAATTCCCTATTGATAGATGGTGGAGGCAAAAACATAAAGTTGCGTTTAATTCTTCTATTCATAGGGAAATTTCTTTTATAGATATGCGTATGGAATGGGAAGAAGATATTTTATTTAATAAGATATCTAAAGATTTTGAATACATTCCTAATATAGGTGATTTTATGAAAGAGAATACTGATATTAGAACTGAAGAAGAAAGAGATATTGATTTCCAAAATGAATTCAATAATACATTTAAAAAAAATTCGGATTAACTTAATAACGATGAATAATTGTGGCTGATGAAAAAAGGATAGGGGTAAGTATTGACACTTCCGGTTACGATGAAGGATTTAATAGAATTCAACGTAGAGCTGATGAGTTAGCTACGGATATGATTCGTAATTCTCGTGAAATGGGTCAATCTTCTAAAGACATAATTAAAGATTTAGAAGAACAAATTCGAATTATAGAAAGAAGAAATAAATTAGCTTCTCAGTATAAACAAGAACAATTAGAAGTAGGTAGATTACGTGGAGATGTATCTCAAGAAAAATTTCAAACAGGTCAAAGACAAATAAAAATTGAGACTTCAGAAGAGAAAATGCATACTTCTCTTTTGAAAGAAATAGCTGATAATATAAAATCAGGAGATAAAGACAGATTAAGAGAATCTAGAAGTAGTTCTGAGAGACTTTATGAAGGTATAAAATCTGATGAATTAAAAGAAGCTGGGCTAGAAGAGGGAGATGCAGGAGAACCGGGAGTTAATAGACCTACTAAAGGTAAAAGAGCAGGTGGAGGAGTATATGGTGTTGGTTATACTAATAAAATAGTAGGAGCTGGTAACATTTATGAAACAGGAGCAGGAGTATTGGCAGAGGGTACTCGTAGAGGGATGGGTTTAGCTGGAATGGGTTTAGTTGGAACATTAAGTGCTTTAGGTGTTGGAAAAGCTATTCAAGCTGCTTTTCCTTATGAAAAAGCTTTAGGAGAAAGTGCAGCTATATCAGGAGGAAGTTATTCTAATTATCAAGGATTTTTAAGAGATCAAGGTGAGCGAATGGGTTTTGGAATGGAAGAAACTCTAGGAAGAAGAGGTGATATAGCTAGAGCAAGAATGTCTAGTAAAGAAGTAGCAAGTAAAACATTAGAATCTTTACAATTAGAAAGATTAAATTTTGATCCATCTTTATTAATAGGAATGGAAACACTTACTCGAAGTGGTGGACAAGGAGCAATGGAAAGTACTCAACAAATGTATGCTGCTTTAAAATCTACAGGAGTAATAAAAGGAGAAGGTATAGAAGCTATGCCTGAATATTTACAAACATTAGTTTCAATAAGTCAAGATCAACTTAAAACTTTAGGACATGTAAGTGATGGTAATATTCAAATGATTGCTGGGATTTCTAATTTAGATGAATCTTTTAAAAATCCAGTTGTTTTACAACAAGTAATGGGTCAAATTTATCAAGGACTAACTACTGCACAAACACCTCAACAAGAGGCATTACAAATGAACGTATTAAGTAAAATACGTCCGGGACAATCATTATTTGATTATCAAGTAATGAGAGAAAATCCTTTTGCAAAAGAAAATCGTCAATATCTTCCTATGATAATGCAAACATTGGAAGATATGAGTATGGGAAATGAATCTCTTTTTGGAAGTCAAATAAGGGGATATTTTGGAGGATCAGCGACAATAGCAAAAAAGATGAGAGGTGGTTGGGAAAAAGGAACTTTAGTATCAGATATAGAGGCAGAATATGGAGAAGGAAAAGATTCTTTAGGTATAAAAGAACGAGTTGAAGGTGCAACTCCTAAATTATTAAAATCTATGAAAGAATTTAATAATTTCTTTGCAGTAGGAGGAGAAAAATTAATATCTGAAATGACAGATATTACAACTGGTTTTATAGATACAGTTGTAGCTATAAAGAGCTATATAGAAACAATGAAAGAGTTAAATGAATTAGAAAAAACAAATTATAAATTAGCTAAAGAAAAACAAGAAATACTTATTGCGGAAATTGATGCAAATGTAAGTCCTTATGATGCAGCTATGGCTAGAGCATATTTAAATTTTGGAGATACTACACCAGAACAAAAACTTGTTAGAGAACTTGCTAAAGATGCAGCTAAACAATTTGTAGAAGAATTAAAGAAAATGTTACCGTTTAATTAAAATTAGAAAATGGCATTAGATTATAAAATATATCCCTTCTGTGATAGTTCAATTACAACTGTTGATGAGTTTTTAAATGCTTCTAATTCTATAATGAGGTTTTTTATAGGAAAGGAAAGAGATTTTTTAGATTTTCAAGATGAGAATGGTGTATTTAATTCTGAACAAATATGGGGAGCTTATGATGATGATCAACGAGAAGAATATCCTGATTTTACAACTATAGATAAAGATTCTCCATTAAATGTAGGAACTGTTTTATATCTTCCTAAAGATTATATGAATAACGAATTAACAGAGTTAATAGGGGCTGGTCACTTCTATAAAAAACAGAATTATAATGCGTTTTTAGGCGATAAATTACAAAAGCTACTTACTGATCCAGATTATGTAAAATCTTCAAGGATTGAGTCTATTTCGGGTAAATCTGATGTAAATTATGTACAGTTGTTTTCTCAAGTATGGATTTATATAAGAGCTTTAAATAGAATTATAGATATAACTCCTTTTATAAATGATTTAAATACTACCGTATCTAAAGGAGGAGGAGGTTTTTCTTTTTCTTTATCTCCAATAAATGATTTAACTACTTTATTATATACCAGTACAACAGTAATAAATTATTTACAAATAGAAAAAGATAATTTTGTTCAACCATTTTTTCATAAATATATTCAACAAAATGATATTGTTTTTATAAGTTTTGAAGAATTAGAATTTGAAAAAGAAGGAAGAATTTTAAAAGATATAGAAAATTTAGATATAAGTGAAACAAAACTTCCTAGTCAAAATTTTGATATGATAGGGTTAGTAGATGAAAATGGATTATCATATAGTTCAATTTCAAATGAACCTGAAATAAATATATCAGGTAGAGATTTTACTAAATTATTAACTGAAGATGGAAGTTATTTTTATCCATATGCTTTAGTAAAAGGGAGTGCAGATTTTTTTGTAAATAGCAAACAAGACAGTAGATTTGAAAATAGAATTTTTGTAAATGGTGAACTTGCAATATTATTTGCTTATTCATTAAGGTCTATTAGAGATACATTAGGTTTTATATTTAATCAATTAACCAATGTAGGAGTATTACCAGATAATGTTGATTTATTTAGTAATTATGGAAAAGAAAAAACTAAAAAGAAAAAAATAAATGGAGGAAATAAAAACTATTTAAAATCAGTAGAAGTAAAAGGTGTATGGGAAATAGTTGATTTTGTCGTAGATGAAGCTGTAGATGATAGAACAGTAGCTAATTCGGGAATAACTAAACCAGATGGAACATTACTTGAACAAGTAAATAAAATATGTCAAGATCCATTTGTAGAATTTTTTGGAGATACATATGGAAATAAATATACTTTTATAGCAAGACAACCTATTTTTACTAGAAGTCAAATAACTGATTTTATAAAAAATACTAATTTAATAAGAATTACAGCTCAAGATGTAGGACAAATTAATTTGAATTGGGAAACAGAATATTATTCTATGTATCAAATTCAACCACAAAATTCGTTTTTAGGTAAGAGTGATTTTATAGCTTTGGCGCATATTCCTGTTGTATATTTTCCAGAATATGTAAATTCTTTTGGAAATCATAGAAAAATAGTTCCATGTAATTATATATCGTATCAAGCATTAAATGGAGAAAAAGGGAGAACTAATACAGATTTATTTAGATCTGCTATTGTAAATGATTTTGCTTATATAATAGAAACTAATATGTATTTACCATTTACAAGAAGAGGTTCTATAACAATTGAGGGAGGAGATAGAAGAATAAAAAGAGGAACATGGGTATTATTTGAACCTACAGATGAATTATTTTACGTTGACAGTGTTAATAATACCATGAATACATCTATGACTGATTTACAAAGACAAACAAGGTTAAATGTAAGTAGAGGAATGAAAATGGATTATATTAACCCTAAACCAAAAGAGACAGATAATCCAGAGAATAGGTGGCTTAAAGCAGGAGAAAAAGAAATTGCTACTAAACCTAGTTATTTTGATATTATAAATACAGATATAATTTCTAAAACTTTAAAAAATGCATTTTCTGGAAAACAAATTAATAAAGATCAAACAGAATTAATATTAGATGAAGATATTTTTAATTTCTTTTTACAAAGAAAACAAATGGGATAAAATTTTTGGAGATAAGATATAATTTATATACTTTTGAATAATAAATAAAATTAATAATTATAAAAAGAAATATAATGAAATATACAGTAGACTATAAACAAAGTAATAAAGTTGAAAATTATTCTTTATGTGATGGCATTATATATGATTGTTTATTAGATCAAACTCCATTCGGTGAAATGGTTTATATTATTCCATTTTTAATTGATGAAAATAAAAATTTTATAAATACTGATATTATAAAATTTAATACTGCTATTATTTGTTTTAATATAAAAAAGGGGTTTATTATTGAAACGATAGATGATATATATAATATTTATGATAATAATAACAATATCATAGCGAAAAATCTTATTTATAAAAGAACATTTCCACTTATAGATATTAATGGTAAAATATTAGAAAAGTAATAAATAAAATGGATATTTCAAAAGATTATATAGAAATGTGCTCAAAAGCACAAGAAATACAGGGGTTAAAAAATAAATACATAAATAAAGACAATAAAGACTTTTTTTATGTTATAGATAAAGATGGAATATATACTCCATGTATTAAAAGTAAGTTTATATATGTTTCATATGGTAAAATAGTTTGGCTTCCAAGACAGGATCAATTACAAGAGATAACAGAACTTACTCCTTTAGGGTGTGTAAGATTATTGCGCCATACAGTAGAAGAAGTAAGAGAAGGAGAATATGATAAATTCATATCTATGGAGCGAATATGGTTAGCGATAGTTATGGATTGTATATATGATAAAAAATGGAATCCAGAAATTAAAGAGTGGGAGAAAGAGTAATGAAAATAACAAATGTAACAATAGTAGGTGATTTATTACCTGAAGGAATGGAACTTAGTTCTTCTAAAGATATTCAAAATAACGAAGAGATTATAGGATATATAAAAATACCTTATCAAAAGAAAATTAAAAAAGATTTTAAGTGGAACGTAAAGGGATATTTTAATAAAAATACTGATATATTTAAAACTGATTATAAAGAATTAATTATAGATAATATAATGAGTGAAACAAATTTTCTTTATCAAAAATGGGAGATTATTCCTTTTGGAATTAGAGTGGGTATTTTGAAATTTATTTGTGATGATATTAAATATAGTTGGATAGATTCTTTATATCATATAAGACAAGATGATTTGTTAACACATATAAGTATTGAGTTATTAATATCAGGACTTTGTCCTAAATCATTTATAAAATCATTTAATAATGACTTTAAATATCATTAAATAAACTTTGGGATTTTAAAAATAAAGAATATTGGATATGTAAGGACTGTAATGAAAAATTTAATTTTAAACCAATTTAAAAATAAGACATATTATTAATAATGGACAATATGAAAAAAAATAAATTTGATAAAATTTTAAAATTAGTACCAAAAGAATATAAATATTGGATAAATTTAGAAGATCAAGAAAAATATATAAAAGCAATAAAAAAGATATTTAAAAATAAAAATGATAGAATGATTTTGGATAAATATAAGTATATAGGATTTCCACCTATTTGTCCAAATTACAAAGAAATAGCGAAAGATTATGAATTAAATATATAAAAAATTGGATAAATAAAATGGACGTTTCGAAAGAATACATAGAAATGTGCTCAAAAGCACAAGAAGTACAAGAATATAAAAAAGGTTTATTTTGTGAATTATGTTTAGATATTAAACTTTGTGGAAATTTTTTTTGGGATAGGTATTGGGAAGAAATAATGATGTCAAATTGTGGTTTTTGTAAAAATAATTTAACCTTTACAAGATTTGATAACTTTCATAAAGATATTAAAATTACCAATCCTATAGATGTTTTAATTTGGCTTCCAAGAATAGATCAATTAAAAGAAATTTATGGAGAAAATTTTGGAGGAATTCTTAGTAAATTATTATCTCCTATTCAAGATGACTATGCTTCTTATTATTCAAAATTTGGGTGGAATAATTTTGAACAAATGTTATTAGCTTTTATTATGAAGGAAAAGCATAATAAACAATGGAATAGGGAAACAAGAGAATGGGAATAGTTTAATAAAGGAGATATAAAAATTAATTATGTCAAAAGGAAGAGGAATAGCAAAAGATCCCCCTTATAATAGCAGGATTGCTATGAATACAGGATATATAATCATACCATCTAATGTGGACAGAGATGATTATGTTGAAAATTGTTTTCGAAGAGAGAAAGTAAGTATTCTTGTTGAAGATGGAGGAGGAGTTGTAAATGATTGTTATATAACAAGACAAGTATTAAATGATATTGAATTCCCATCTAAGTCTGTTGCAGATAAACTTAATGAAACAGCAACAGAAACAGATTCATTTTTAGGGAGTGCGGTATGTTTTATAAGTGAACCATATCATGATCAACCTATTATATTTGGAACGGTATCTAAAATAGATGAAAGTGGATTATTAACAGAAGGACGATTTAAATTATTTAAGTTTAAAGATGGTAAATTTGTAAGTGTACAAGGAGATGCTAAATCAGGAACGATAAGTATAGATGTTTCGGGTGGAGATGATGATGGTAGTTTAAACATTAATGTTCGAAACAATAATGAAACTGCTAAATTAAATGTTAATGTTAGAGGAGATTTTAATACATTTGTAAAAGGAAATGAAGTTAAAAAGGTTCAAGGAAATGTTACTAATACTATAATTAAAAATAAAACTCAAACTATTAATGGTAATGAAATCCAAAATATAGAAGGTAATAAAGATATAAATGTAAAAGGAGATATTAATCAAAAGCCAGAAGGTGTATTTAATATTGGAGAAGGAAAAGAACCGATATTATTAGGAGATTCTACAGAAGAAGTTTTAACAGATGTACAAAGTGTTTTAAATAGTATAAATACTGATTTAATTACTTTTACAGCAACTCAAGTAATTGCATCTGTAGGAGTATTAGCTCCGTTGGCAGCTGGATTTACCACTTTAGGTGTAAATTTAGGAACATTAACAACAACTATAGCAGGATTAATAACTAAAATTGGTCAGATTAAATCAACAAAATCGTTCACAGATTAAAATAAAATCGTTATATTTATAAAAAAATAGGAAATGGCAGATTTTAAAGACCTTCAAAAACAAATTCATGGACAGCTAGTAAGTTTTGGCAAAGAAGGATTAAATGCTCTTTTCCCAAGAGATTTTGAACTTTATTTGATATCTTTAGAATTAGTTGATTCTGCCGGAGATACTATTGATTTTTTTACATTTCCAATAACTCCTAAGTCTTTTAATAAATCTGAAATCGAAAGAACAACAATAAGAAAAACATTAAGAGCTACAACTGTTATCCAATCAGATAGCTTTGTCCCACAAGATTTATCTATATCAGGTAATTTTGGAAGAAATATGAAATTTTTATTACCAAATATATTTGGGATTCCTTCTAGCAAAGCATTGAATTTTTCTATTAAATCTGGAGTATATGGGTCTGAAGATGTAAATTCATTGATACCTACAAAAGTTCCAACATTTAATCCTTTAGCAAAAACAGGGTATGGATGTATTAAAATATTGCAATCTATAATAAGCAAAGCTAAATCTCATGATAATGGGAAACCATTTAAATTATATTTTTATAATCCAGCATTAGGTGAAAGTTATTTAGTAGTACCAACTAAAAACCCATTAACTATAAATCAAACAGAACAAGAAAATATGATTTGGAGTTATAATTTAAATCTTAAAATAATTGCTGATTTATCTAAAATAAGAATAGATAAAAATTCTGTAAAGAATAATCTTAGAATAATAGGTTCTGGAGTTATTCAACAAGACGTAAGTACGTTAGCTAATAAAGTAAGTAAATTTATACAATAATGAATTCAGTTGAAGAATTTTTTAACATAACAGGGTATAGTATATCTAATTATTTTAGTGAATTTAAGAATTTTGTAAACACTTATTATGATAATATAATAGATTATTATAATGGCAATGCAGATATAAATAAAGATGCCTTTAAAATATTAAATGATTTAATAGATAAATCGTCAATTGTTTCTGATTTATTTTCTATAAATAAAGATAATTTATCAATAGATACAGGTTTTTGGGATTTATTAGAAACATTCGAAGATACTTTTATAAAATTACAAACAATACAAAATACTCCTGCTTGGAATAGAAGTAGTTTTAGTAATGATTATAGTAATAAATTAGATATTGATTATTCTTTAGGACAGCATGAGACTTTAGAAAAGGCAGCTAGAGAGCTTGGATATAGAGATTCAGATAATGATTATATTGAACTTGCATTAAGAAACAAATTAACTGAAGAAGATTATGATGAAGAAGGAGGGGTTGTATTAAGAGTTTCTTTTGAAAATACTACAAATGTAAATATATTAACAACTATAGATATATTTACAGGTATAAATGCAATGGGTAAAGATTATCCTGTAAAATTTGAAATAAATGAAACTGACGAAGATTTTACAATATTAGAACCATTACCAACATCAGAACAAACAAGTGAAGTTTTATTAGGATTAACAAAAGGATCAATACCAGAAAGACCTACAGATGGAATAAGTAATTTTATAGGTCAAAATAAAAACTTTACAAAATTCCCTATACTGTTTAGACAGTTATCGGAAGTTTTTAAAGATGATGATACTTATAAAGGAATTGAATTGATAAATATAGAATATGAACAAGATGCAATTAGAGTAGATGTTCGAATTCTAACAAAAATAAACGATATTAATTATGAAAAAACATTAGTAATGTAATGGCTATCAAAGATAAATTAACAACAAGACTTCTTACTACTCAACAAATAAAGCAAATTTATTTTGAAATATTAAGAAACAATACTGATAAAATAACAAAGTTTACTAATAAATCGGTAAACAATGCTCATGGTTATGGAGTATCTAAGTTATTTCAAAGAGGTATGAAGGACGTAGCTGTACAAGAATCAATTATATTTCCAGATACAGCAACAGGAAGTGATTTAGATGCAGCAGCAGATTTATTTGGTGTTTCAGATAGATTGGCCACTATAGGAAGCTCAACCTTTGTACAAATAAAAGCAACAGTAGCTACTCAATATATACAAGGTGTTAATATATTTAAATCAACAAATGGTATTGAATTTGACATTGTAGGAATTCATACTGCAGATGCTAATGGATTTGCATATATACCTGTAAGATCAATTGGAACAGGTGAAAATACAAATGTAGAAGCTGGAACAATTACAACAATCACTCCTAAACCTACTGGACATTCTGCTTGTACAAATGAATATATGGCTGTTGGAGGAAGAGATGCAGAAGATGGTGAAACATTTAGATTAAGAATTAAAAATCATCCTAATTTAATAGCTAAAGAAACCTTACAATATATTTTAGAAGTAATTAAAGAATTTAATACTGATGTTTTAAGAATATTTAATTTAGGTTTAGATGATGATTCAAAATTAAATATAGGGTTAGCTACTGTAAATGGTGCAGAATTAACAGATTCAGAATTATCTGAATTAGAAGAAAATATTAAAGATTTTTTAGCTTTGTGTGATGTAAGCTCTTTTGGTAATATATTAAGTTTTAAACTTATTAATATTACATTTCATGAAGTTGGGAGTACAGCTGGAGTTGATTTTAGAGTTGATATTATTAGTAGTTATGATGTAGAAGATGTTCGAAAGAACATTCAAATAGCTATGACTAAATATCTTGATTTTAGATTTTGGGATGTAAATGATAAAGTAGAATGGGATAATTTATTAAGCATAGTAAAAAGAACACAAGGAGTTAGATATGTTCCTGATGAATATTTTTTACCTGCTGTTGATGAAAGTATAACAAGAGGCCAATTACCAAGAATTGTAAGTTTTAAAATGAGAGATTTAGATGGTACTCTTTTATTTGATAATTCAAGTACTACGCTTTCGGTATATTATACAAATGATTAAATAATATGGGAATAGATAGATTTAATAATGAATTTTTTAAAGATTTTTTTGAATATAATGATTCAGGATTAGCTAAAATTGCTAATAATTTATATGAAAAAATAAAAGGAAATGGAATACTCCCTAGATATGTTGAAAGAGAACAAGAAATTAGTAGAATTAATGTAAATGCTATTTTAACTGTTTTTGATGATTGGTTTTTACCTTCTTTAGATGAATTACAAGCAATGTATAATAACTTAAAGGTGTCTGGAGTAGGTGATTTTAATCAAGCAGCATATTGGTCAAGTTCTGAAGAAAATAGTGCTAGTACGAAAAACACATCTTTTACGACAGGAGCTTCGTCAAACACTCCAAAATCTGCATCGTTAGGAGTTCGTGCTTGTCGATCATTTACAGCAACAGCAGGAGCTTATTCTTTACGAGATGTTGGACAAGCAGGAGGATTAATATTTTATATCGATGGTACAACATTTTATGAAGCAGCACCAACAGATCAGTCATCAAGTGTAGCATGGAGTGATATAATAGATGCTGCAATAGGTACAACAGGAACAGTTATTGGAACTGGACAAGCAAATACAACAGCTATATTGGCTCAGTCAGCAACAGCACCAGCAGCTAAATTATGTAATGATTTAAGTATTACAATTGAATAATATAAAAAATAAATATTGTGACAGTAATTAGTTTAACAGATGATTTAAAATTTACTTTTGGTAAATGTATAGATAATGTAGGATTGTTATCTTTATTAGAATTAGCGAATATAGGGAAGGTTCATGATATTACTATAGAGTTTGTACATCATACTTTAGCAAATGATTTAAACGCTACTATATTAACAAATATCGGCATAATAACTACTACTACTGGAACTGTTTCGTCTTTAAGTTATACAGATGGAACTTCAACTGTAACTTGGGGAACAAATCCATTACCAGTAGATACAGATTTACATACTATAAAATTTATAAGAAATCATATTAATGTTTCATTATATATCGACACAGTATTAATTTCAACACTTGTATTAACAACTAATGAAGATTTTATAATTACAACACTTGTAAGTAGTGGGCAATATGGCAGAGCAGGGAATATTAAAATTACTAATACTCAGGATGTTATTTTACATTGGTGGAAATGTAATACAATTATAGATAATGAGTTATATGATGAAGGGTTAAATGATGAAGATTTTTATACATATTGGTATTCAGTAGCTTATTTATTTGCTATTTTAATAAAATATGATCAAGAGTTATTAAATATTACAGATAACGTAGAACAGTTAAGAAAATTTATTGAAACAAAAGGAATATATATTAGTTCAGATATTTCTACTGCTGATTTAACATATATATATGAAAATTGGATAACTGAATTTGAGAAAAGAGGAACAGCTCAAATGTATTTACCTAAACAAGAAACAGTTCTAGGGAGATGTATCCAAACATATTATGACACAGGAAATCAATTCCAAGATATATCTTTTTATGACGGAACTACAGCTTATAATTTAGGTAAAAGTTTAGAATTTGAATTTAAATGGAAACCTGATGATCATTTTTCAGGAACAGTTATTTTATTAGGGAAATTTCAAATAACTAATACTTCGGGGAGTCTTTATGAATTTACATATTTTAGTGATGTTACTGCTAGATGGTCTGATATAACTATATCTCAATATGATGTTACTTTTATTAAATTTATTCGTATTGGAGCTCAAATATGGTTACTTGTAGATAATGTAAATCAAGGAGAAAAGAGTTATGCTGCTAATGCAGATCATGGAATAGGATTTGGATCAGTTCCTATTGAAATTTTAACAGGTAGAATAGGGAGAATGTCTAATTTAAAGGTAAAATATGGAACAGATTCTTTAAACTGGACAATGACAGAAGTAGATGGAGTTAATTGTTTAGAAATAACCAAAGACCCTGTTAATGATTTAAAAATAAATTCAACAATTGATTCAGATGTTGCTTCAAATATATTAGAAAATATAAGAATTACAGATGATGATTTTGACAATATAGTAACTACACCGATAGATGGCGAAATACTTAGATTATTAGGTTATAGTTCTAGTGATGAATTTATAATAGGTCAAATAAGAAATCCAGAATTAGGATGGTATTTAGGAGTATCTTCTCCAGATTCTCATCAAACATTCCCTATTATAAATTTAAATAAATCTTATGATAGACAACCGAATATAGAAAATGTATTTAGATATCCAGAGATTCCAGACTCTTTAGAAAGAGTAGTGTTTGATAGTAAGACTTGTTTTAAAGTAGATGTAACAGGAAGTATAACTACAAATGTTTATAATGTAGATATGGATACTCTTTCTTTACAGGCTGATGTTAATTTTACTTATCTTTCTGCTATTGAGGATGATGCTGCTTATGATTTTTTTAGACAATTAGATTTAGGGGTAAGTTATGAAATAGTGTTTGAAATTCTTATACCAAATACTTCTACAAGTTCTATATTTTTAGCAGATAGTGGTTATGCAGTTAATGGAATAAGAATTGAAACAAGAGCAAATGCTGTAAGTAATCTTTTATATGATGTAGAATATATGGGAGCTGTTTTTACATCAGTTGGGAATACAGCTACAGTTGAAACATTAAAACTTGTTAGAGCTGCAGGATTTGTTGAATTATTTATCAATAATATTTCTCAAGGGTCTGTAGCTGTTTCAAGTAGTGTTTTAGCTCATACAATTGATATTTTTGCTCAAAATGATGGAGATGGTACTAGATATAGTAATGTTAAAATTATTCAAAGTACTGTATTAACTCATTGGTGGAAATGTAATGAAGTAGTCTCAACTATAACAAGTGCAGTACCTACATTTTCAAATGTGTTATTAGATTTAGGTTATCATGGAACAAATGTTTCTGGACAAAATGGAATACATTCAGATTATATAGCATTATATGATTATACTAATCCTGATATTTATATTCCAGTTGATGTAGATCTTAGTTATGAGATATCGTTTATGTTATATTTTGCAAATGAAGCAAATGTTGAACCTTATTTTATAGATTTTGGAATAACTGGGTTTGATGCAAGTTTTAACAAAATACCAGATGCTTTTATAGGAGTAGAATCAGGGATAAGCTCTAATAATTCATTTATGAAATATATTCCTGAGTATGGATTTTTAGATGATGGATTAAATGCAGTTACAAGTAAATTTCATGATATACGTCCAGAATTTCAAGCTGGAGTAAAAGGAAAATGGTTATTTATTAGAGGAATTATTTATGGATCAGATGTTACAGCAATAAATAGAGAAGAAAGATTAAATTTAGGATTTGGAGAAAATTTAGAATTTGATGTGGCATCAACTTATATAGTCCCTAATATTAATATATTATCAACTAGTGAAGTAGTTTCAGGTAGTAACTTGTTTTATATACATAATATCAATGTTAGACCATTAAAATTACCTATAGGAAAAGGGTATATAGATACAAGAAATGTATTTATAAATTATTTAAAAAACAATGATCGTTTCTCAGAAACAGAAATAAATAGTATATTTGGGGATGATTTATTCCCATACAATTCGTTTATAAAAAATAAATATATATAAAAATATAAAATTATGTCAGGTTCATTAAATTTTTACAATTATGCAGGATTAGAATCAGCTGAATTAAAACAACTTGATTTTGATTTAAGACAAGAATTTTCTTTATTGTTAGAATATTTAGGAGGAAACAGTAGCAGTGATTCTTCTATAGGATGTTTAATAAAAAAAACATCTCCTACATTAGCAGCTAATTTATTAGTAGAAAAAGATACTATAGTTACTACTTATTTTACTTTAAAAATCACTTTACCGGGTTATGGAGTATTTGATATGCAATATGGATATGTTGATGCTTTAGATGCTGTAGTATTAGATGATGAAAATAAGTTATTAGATTTAGGAAGAATGATTTTAGATAGACCTAGTATTTCTAATTGGGAAGTTCCTGGGATTTCAGGGTTAGGAGCAGGAGTAGTTAGATATGTAGGATTAAAACCTTCATATGATCCAAAAGAAGGAGGATTATTAGCTATAAGTGGAACAACTAATCAAGTAACGAAAGCAGGAGGAGATGACTTTACTGCTAAATTAAGAGAACAATCATCTGGGTCTCCAGTAAAGATTAGATTTTTTGACGAAGATGGAGTTGTTGCTACTAATAATGGGATTTATGAAGTTATAGATATTGTAGATGCAAATACTATAACTATATCTGGAGATTTAGTTAATGAAGCAGATGTAAAATATGTTATAGTGGGAACATTTGATTTATTAAATCAATTAGCATCTAATTTAACTGATAAATCTATTTATCTTAATATGTCAACTGAATTTTCACTTCAAACCAATATATCTGATTTTACAGGAGCAGGAGGATTTCCATTAGCTAAATTAACTTTTGATGCTGCTCATGATTTTACTGTTGAAGATTTAAGAGAAGATTATTTATTTAATGTGTCAAATGTAGATCAAGCTTGGATTGATTTATCTGCATCTTTAACTTTTAATGCTACATATGTTACTTCTGGGACATTTGAATATAGAGTAATGTTAGATGGAACTATTGAATTTAGAGGAATTTTAGTTTTCCCAGGAGGAGCAGCAACAAATTCTTTTAATTTATTTACTTCTTTTCTTTCAGCTGATTTATTTGGAGGAGGAAGAAAAATAGATAGAAGATATGGTGGATTTTTTTTAACAAGTAATGTCAATACTACTACATTACAAGACGAACAAGCTTTAGGGAGAATAGATTTTGATTCTGCAACAGCTAATACTTTAATTGTAAACGTTGATTTTACAGATGTAGCAGCGTTAACTGATCCTGGATATGGATTTTATGCTAGAATACCAGCAACTTATTAATAAACAAATACCATGAAATTATATTATACAACAAGTGCAGGACAAGACCAAGTACAAACTGACCCAGCTAAATCTTTAGGTGGGTATAGATCTGCTACATTATTACCAAATGGAAAATTACATAGTATATTTGGAGAAATAAGTAGATATACTATTTCGAAAGACTTAGAAGAATATATAGGTGTTATATTAAAAAACGATAACGGAGCAGATGTAACAGATATAATGATTTGGTTTGATGTTCCAGATGATAGTTATTCTAGTTATGAATTAGCTGCAGTAAGTTTAGCTGCCGATACAGATGGAGTATTAGCTATGGAAAGAGTAGGAGATAGAAATTCTCAACCATTAGTAGGTGTTTTTGTAGATGCAACCGCAGAAGCAAATAAACAGAATGTAGGAGATATTGCTGATACTGGAATGATAGGTCTTTGGTTTAAACGTACATTAGAAACAACTCAAATACAAACCGATCAAGATGATTTAATCTATAAAGAAACTACAGCTGATAAAGTATATATTCAAAGAGAACTAAATACCAGTGATGAAATAGGAATAAATATAGAATGGACACAATAATTGTCCATTTTTTTTGTGATAAAAGATATAAAAACTATATCTTTGTTAAATGGTAAAAAAGGTTATTGGAATATATCAATTAGTATATGGAAAATATATCAATAATCTTCGATATAAATTCAATAACTCTAAAAGAAATCAAAAATACATAGAAAATTTCATTAAGTTAGTTAATGAAAAAGTAGGTTCAGAGTCTATTGATGAAACTTTTTTTTGGAACTTTACTTTATTCCAATTTGAGTTTTTTAACGGCTCTAATGGAAAATCTGATGTAGATATACAAGTTAATTGGATATATGGCAAGAAAGCCTTTGAAAGGTGGCTAAAAAGGGATATGATTCATTGGGAATACTTCGTAGATAACTTTAAAAAAGAATTTAATATTAAAACTCCTATTAAACTTACTATAAATATAGAAGAAGGTGCTGAATATCGAAGAAATATAGAACGTAAAAGATTTTATAATACAGAAGAAGGGTTTTATTACTGTCAAATGATGATTCTATTTGATGAAGACAATGATATATGTAAGGAGTGTAAATTTTTAAAAGATTGCAGATTATGATTAAAAATTTAGAAGAAAAAGCTATACAGTTTATTAAAACAGTTGCAAACAATACAACCCAGATATTATATGCAGGAAATTCGGGTGGTAAGGATAGTGCAGTAGTAGATAAATTACTAAAATTAAGTGGTATCACATATTATAGTTTTTACACAAACACAACTATTGATCCACCTAAAACAATTTCACACATACGTAAATATTATCCACATACTGCTATACTACAACCAAAAGAAACATTCTATCAATTAGTAGAGCGAAAAGGATTACCAACAAGATTAAATAGATATTGTTGTGAATATTTAAAAGAGTATGGTTCTGTTGGTAAAATGGTATTTGAAGGTGTAAGAAGCGTAGAAAGTAGAAATAGACAAAATAGAGATTATATTCAATGCGATACAAGAAAGTGGCAAAAAGGAGCGCAACATATTTATCCTATTTATGATTGGACTGATAAAGATGTATATGCATTTATTGATAAATATAATATTGAACTTGCACCACATTATAAAACTGGAGCCTGTCGTTTGGGTTGTGTTGGTTGTCCTCTTGTTAGTAGAAAAGGAGCAAGGCAATCAGAATTTGACTTATATCCTAAATATTATGAATTAATCAAAAAAGCAATAGGTAAGGGGATGAATAAAAATTCACAATGGAAATTAACTTGTGCTACTGGTGGTGATGCAGAATTAGCTATGCAATGGTGGTTAAGTGGTAAAACAATGAATGAATATTTTAATGATTATGTATTTGAAGAACCGATAAGACGACAAGGATGGATTAAAAATAAAAAAAATGCAGTCTAAATACGAAGAAATACCTTGTAGAGAATGTTATAACAATCATTTTATAACCAATAGAAAGTATTGGTTATGTGATAATTGTAATTTTAAACGATTACATGAGGGAAAATCTAAACAAGAAGTATATAAAGAACGACAAAAAGGAAAACAGAAAAAAAGAAAAGTTACCGGAGAAAGAGTTTTAAATTTAGAAATATGGTGTGAACGAGAAAGAATATGTAAACAATGTGGAGGAAAATTAGGAAATATCCCAAAAGTGCATATGTTTGCACATTTAAAATCAAAAGGTTCAAGAGGAGATTTAAGACTTTGTAAAGACAATATTATATTGTTATGTCTTAAATGTCATTATGCTCTAGATTTTAGAGGTTTAGATGCATATAATGCTCGAAAAGATATTAATATAGGAGAATATGTTGGAGATAATTAAAATATAACAGTTAAACTTTGGAAGAAACATATAAATAGTATATTTTTGTAAATGTAAAGAAAAATAATATGAATAAATATTTTAATTCAGCTGTAAGTAGATTTAAAAAGAAATTTGAAGAAGAATTTAAAATTTCTCCTATTTCTGAAAAAGATGCAGAAGTTATTGTTGAAATAAAAGAAATCTTAAGAAAGAATGGTTTAAATGATATAAAAGAATTCTTAGAAGACTATAAGTTTTTAGCAGATCAAGAAATCTTGGATAAATTAATGCAATACAACATCGATAATCCAGAAATAATCGATAAAGATAAGCAAGAAAAACTACCAAGAAAATTTATAATAGCTAAAGGTCAAAGAATAGAAGCGATATATCTATATGGATACCAAAAGAAAATCAAAAAAGATTTTGAAACTTACGACAATAAATACTACATTTTATTAAATCCTACTCCTCCAGAAGTAAAAAAAGTACCATTATACGGGAATCATTTAATACAATTAGATTCTCAACAAGAAATGGAAAAGTATGTATTGATATTAGATTCATTAATGGAAGGAAATAATTGTGAATTTTTAGATATTGATGAAGAATTTTAAATAATAATAAAAAAATGGATGATAGATATTTAGTAATTAATTTAACATTAACTAAACTTACTATTTTTATTAATGAAAATTTTGTTAAAAAAAGTGGAAATAAGTTTAGAATAGCAGATACACAAGGTTATATAAAAAGAGGATATTTACCTACTTATTTAGGAGGTAATTCTATTCAGAAAAATGATGATATTCCAGGTGTAAGTTTATATAATATTGAAAAATAAAAATTATGGCGAAATTGCAGGCTCCGTACATTATTGTAGCAGATACAGAATCAGGAGGTTTACCGAGTAAGACCAAATTAGCTTTTCATAATATAGCTTTAGTAGAAATAGCTGCTGTAGTTATTGATGTAGCAAAATTAGAAATAGTTGAAAAAGCTAGTTGGTTAATAAAACCTTATCAAGATGATTTGATATATTCAGAAGGTGCTTTTAATGTACATGGTATATCTAAAGAAATGTTAGAAGAAAAAGGTGAAGATTTAAAAGATGTTTATAAATATTTTAAAGACATTCTTAAAAAATATAAATCTGGTAGATGGTTGCCTGTATTAGCTGGACATAATTTTGAAAAATTTGATATTCCTTTTATACAAGGGATGTTTGGAACATTTAAAGACGATGTGTATGAATATATACAAGGAATAGAAGAAACATTAAGATGGTCTTCTTATAAATGGAAAGAATCTACTAATTATAAATTAGGAACAGTTTGTGCTAATATGGGTGTTGAATTAACAGAAGCTCACAGAGCTTTAAGAGATACAGAAGCAAATGCTGAACTTATGATTAAGTTTATACAATTATTAAGAAACGAAACTATTCAAAAAGAAGATAGGTTTCGAGATAAATTTAAAATGGATGCTAAATTTGATAAATTTTAATGAGTAGAGCTAGTTTAAATTATAAACAGCTAACCCAAGTTCATGAAGTAACAAATAGAATCATAAATTCCTTACCGGATAAAACCTTAAATCAAGTATTAGATTCATATGATAGAGATTTAAAGGAATTTGTAGATGATTTATATAAAACAGTTTATAAAGTATTACGATTAAATCATTATTCTCCTAAGACTAATTATTCTTATTTAGATGGTTTAGAAGAAACAATAGATGAAGTTTTAAAGAAAACTAATTATAATTATTTTAAAACTGTTTGCTTACCTGAATTTGAACAAAGCTGGCGAAATATAGAATGGGGAAATCTTGTAATGCTTTATGATTATTTAGTCATAATTGCTTCAAGATCAAGTGGTAAATCATATGAATTTGGTAAAAAAGCATATCCTTTATGGAGAATGTATCGATATGATAATCCTTCTACATTAGCTCCAGGTGTTACTAAAAGAGAAAATCAATTAAATAAATGGGGTGTATTAATGTCAAATACTATGACATTAACTAAAAAACTTCTAGAAGAGCTTGTAGAAGAGATTAGAATGAATGATTTAGTTGGTTATAAACTTAGACCAGATCATCTTTCTGATTTAGGTAAAGAAAGTATGAGGTCTAAAAATGGTTGTATAATTGATTTAAGAACTAAAGATGCAGGACCAAGGGGATTACACCCTGGATGGATAGCAATGGATGATATTTTAGATAAATCAGTTATATATTCTAAAGAACAAAGAGAAAAGTTACGAACAGAGCTGTTTTATGCTGAAACTTTACCTGCGTTAGAGCCTGGAGGTCAGATGATTGTCTCGGGGACCCCATTTTCCTCTGACGATTTATATTATTATTTAAAACAAGATAAAAGATTTAGAGTATTCGAATACCCAGCTATATATCCAGATGGTAAATTATTAGCACCGGAAAGACTTTCTTATAAAAGACTGATGGAAGAAAAAGAATCTTTAGGATCTCTTATTTTTTCTAGAGAGTATTTAGTAAAGCCAATATCAGATGCAGCATCTATTTTCCCTTGGGAATTTTTAAGAAAATGTTACAATTCAGATTTAGGATTAGTAGAGAATATAGAATCATTTCCTATTAAATTAAAAAGAGTAGTAGTTGGTTGTGACTTTGCTATATCAGCAAATATTGGAGCAGATTACAGTGTGTTTACAGTTTGGGGTTTAAGTGAAGATAATAAATTTTATCTTTTACATATGTTTAGGGATAAAGGGTTAAGTGCAGAAAGACAAGTAGCTCAAATTATTAATATTAATAGTAGATTTAAACCTAATATTATTGTAGCTGAGGATAATGGTTTCCAAAGAACAATTATTGAAATGGTAAGGTCTCGTGGAGTTAAAAACATACAAGGATTTACTACTGTATCTAATATTAAGAAAGATTTATATTCTGGATTACCTAGTTTAGCAGCTCTATTTGAAAGAAGAGATATAGTACTTCCAACAGGAGATGAAAAGAGTAAAAGAGCTATAGAAACTATGTGTGGAGAATTTAATTCAATTACTTTTATTGAAGAAACTTCGAAACTTGAGTCGGTATCAGGTAAGGATGATTGTGCTATGTCTTCATTTTTTGCCTTATATAATCTAAGAGAAAAATCTAATTCATTAAAAATTCATTATATATAAATAAAAATTTGGTATGATAAAATTTAAAAATGTAGTAAGTTTATTTGATGGACATAGTGGAGGAAGGATTGCATTAGATATTCAAGGTATAAAATATGAGAATTATTATTCTAGTGAAATAGATAAATATGCAATACAGGCTTCTGATGCTGTTTTCCCAGATAATATAAAACTTGGGAATGTTATTAAATTACGAAGATATTTAGAAAAGCCATATTTATTTGAAAGAATGTATAATTGTTCTTTTGTAAAAAAAGAGAATAAACAATTAATATTACATTGTACTGATTTATTATTAGACGGAGTAGATTTATTAATGGGAGGTTCTCCTTGTACTGGATTTTCATTTGCAGGTAAACAATTAAATTTTAATGATTCGCAAAGTAAATTGTTTTTTGAATTTATTAAAATAAAAAATATTTTAAACCCTAGGCTTTTTCTTCTTGAAAATGTAAGGATGAAAAAGGAATATTATGAAGCTATTTCTAAATACGTAGGAGTTGAAGCAATAAAAGATGAAAAAGGTAAACCTTATATTAATTCTGCTTTAGTAAGTGCTCAAAACAGGATGAGATCGTATTGGACTAATATTGAGGGAGTTAAACAGCCAGAAGATAGAGGTATTTTATTAAAAGATATTTTAGAAGATGAAAATTCTATAGATGAAAAATATTACATAAAAGGAGTTAAGTTTGATAAATTCTTAAGTGAATTAAAAGGGAGATATCTTAAGTTAAATAAAAAAGGTAATTTAAAGCAGAATCAAGATAAGGCTTCTACTTTAACTGGGGGAGGTCATTCAGGGGGCAATCATTCAGATATGGATATTCTTCTTGTTGATTACTCACATCAAAATGAAGGGTTGCGTTTTTATGAAGGGAAAGCCCCTACTTTAAATGCTAGAGACTATAAAGAGCCTAGATGTATTTGTGTAGCACAAAGAGGTCGAAATATAGTTGATGGGAAAAGAAAGGATTATAATGGAGCCCCAACTGAACAACGATTAGAGCCAAATCTTGACGGCAAAACAAACTGCTTAACTACCGTAGGTAAAGATAATTTAGTATTAATATCTAATTCTAAAAAAAATACAATTACAGATAAATCTATATATTATGAAAAGGATACAAGAACCCTTACGATATTGCAAGAATTGCAAGAAATTATTAGAGAGGAAAAGAATGGGGAATGGGCGGTGGCAATCTATGCACGATTTTTTAAGGATGACCTACTGTTCAAAAGAATGTATGAAAGTTTCATTTTCAAAGAACAAAAAGGATGTAGTTACAGAGAGGACGAGCAGAGAGAGGGCACAAAAAATGATAAAGCCGTCTCTATGTGTGAAATGCAAAGTGAAGAATGGACTGGACGTCCATCATATAGATATGAATCCTCTAAACAATTCATTAAACAACTTGCAGAGGTTATGTCGGAGCTGTCACTTGAAGATTCACAGACCGAAAAAAATATGTACCGTTTGTGGAAAACCACAAAAAGGGTTAGGTTATTGCGAAAAGCATTATCAACGATTCAAGAAATATGGAGACCCATTAAAATTGAAACAGAAGAAATCAACATAGATAAAAATAGTTATAAACTAAGAAGGTTAACAGTAAGAGAATGTGGTCGTTTACAGACCATTCCTGAACCTATTTTAGATAAAATTTTAGCAAGTGGAGTATCAAATAGTCAACTTTACAAAATATTTGGAAATGGTTGGAATGTAGAAACAATAGCTCATATATTTAGTTTTATAAAATAAAAATTTGGTATGGATCAATATTTAACTGATAAATTTTTACAAGAATTATTTAAACTTTGTTTTGTAAAAAAAAGTATTTTAGATATAGTTAGTGTTAATTTAAAATACGAATATATTCCTAATGAACTAATGAGTTATAAAAAAATACTCAAATCATTAGTTAATCATTATAAAAAATTAGGAACATCTCCATCTATAGGTTATGTAAGTAATGAAATAAGAGGAGATGATAATGTTCAAAGAATTTTAAGTGAAATACAAGAATGTGAACTTGTAAATTCAGATGAAACGTTAAGTGCTTTAGAAACCTTTATAAGGCACGTTAAGTTTGAAATACTTCATACAAGGGTAGCAGAAACCTTTAACAATGGGAATCAAAATGATGCTATTAAAACATTAGCAGAAGAAAGCCAAGAAATTAATGATTTCTCTATATTAAAAAATACAAATGCTTTTACAAATGTAATGGAAGGGTTCTGGGATGACTTAGAACAAATAAATAATGACGAAAATACAGTATTCCATGAAAAAGTTCCATTCGGCATAGACCCATTAGATGATATTACTTATGGAGGATTAGATAAAGGAGACACTGCTTTATGGATTATGCCATCAGGAGTAGGTAAATCTACAGCTTTAAGATATACTGGTATGTGGGCTGCTAAGTTAGGATATGGAGTTTTACATGTTCAACTGGAAGGAAGTAAAAGAGAAGCTAAGAAAAAATATAATCAAATTTGGACAGGATTAAAATACAATGAAATAAGTACTGGTAAAATAAGTGAAGAAAAACTTGAAAAGATAAAAAAATCTTATAATAAATTTAAAATTAGAAATAGAGATGTTCAATTATATTCTTTTGAACAATTTGAAGAAGCCTCTATGAAAGATATTAGAGATTTAATTTTAAAATATTTTAAGCAATTTGGTAAAATACCTGATTTATTAATAATTGATTATTTAGAACTTGTAAATCCTGGAGATGGTTTTAGATATAATCCTACTGATCCTGCAGCTATAAAAGCTAAATTAACAGGGAATGCTCGAAGAATGAAGAATTTATGTTTAGAGTTTCCAGAATTAAGAGTTTTAACTGCTACTCAAACAAGTAGTGCTCCTTGGACTAAATCTGATGAAACAAAAGTTATTACTAGACATGATACTAAAGGAGATAAGAATTTAGTTGATGCATTTTCCTATGTATTTACTGGAAATCAAACTGATACAGAGTATAAGAATAGAATAATGCGTATTTATATAGATAAACTTAGAAATTATAAAGCTAAACAGATTGTAAAAATAGCTACAGAATACGATACAGGAATGCTTTATGATCGAAGAAGAAGTATAGCTATTAATAAAGCAGCATAATATGGATAAGAACAAAATCATAAAAGAATTAGGTTTAAGAATGATTGGTTCTAAGGGATGGTACAATAATAAAAACTTATTATGTCCTAAGTGTGGTAAAAATGGTGGGAAATTTAATATATTATTTACAGGAACAGGAGGAGCAATTGTTAATTGTTTTAAATGTAAATACAAATCTTCTATATATGAATTATTACAATCAATAGATAGATTAGATTTATATTCTAAAGAGAGTACTGTTGAAATTAAAAATAGATTAGATACTCCGTTCATTAAAATCAAAGATAAAGACGAAATTAAGACTATTCCTTCAATAAAAAAGCCTTTAGGGTATATTCCTATAAAAACAAAGGATGTTTACTTAAATGGTCGTAAATTCATGAAAGAACACTATGATTTATTTAAACCCGGTTATAGTGGAATAGCTCCTAAAATTACAAAAGATCATATTATATTTCTAATATATCAAAATCATGAGTTAGTAAGTTGGTTAGCAAGAAGTAAAAGAAGTAAAGAATGGCATAAAAATAATCTTGAAAAATATAAAGAAGATAAAGAAAGTTTAGTATTAAGATATTATAATTATACAGGAACTTCTCTTTCTCATATGTTAGGTGGTTATGACGAAATAACTCCATTAACAGATACATTAATATTAGTAGAAGGTTTATTTGATAAAACATCTGTAGATTATGAATGGCAGTTATATAAACAGGATAAAGTAAAATGTTGTTTTACATTTGGAGATAGTTTAAGTATAGAACAAGTAGATTTAATAAAACAAACAAATATTAAGAATGTAATACTGTTCTATGACTACAATACGATTAAAGAAAGTAAATCTGCAAGTATGAAACTTTTAGATAATGGTTTGATGGTTAAAGTGGCAGAAATTAAAAATGATACAGATCCCGGAGAAATGATTTTAGAAGAAATGTCTGAAATATTTTCTGATTTGAAAGATTCTTTGTATTTTTATGCAAATAAAGTTTGATATTTGGTATTTTAAAGTTTGTAATTAGTTTAAAATGATTGATAGAACAAATCCGAATGGGAAGATAAAAACAAGAGAAATTTCTTTCCCAGACTACTTCACTAGAAAACAAATTGAATGGATAAGTTATAAGTTTCGAGAAAAAATTTATGATCGTGAATATGAAAAAGTAAAATTTAACGATATTTGCAATAAGATTAAGAAAACTATTGATGATATGTGTTTTAAAAACCAAAAGGCATCAATATTTACTTCAGAAACCGTAAAAGAAAAATATTTAAATATGTTTTTCAATGATTTTGGGATTCCGAACCAACAATATCGCGATGAATATCAACGTAAAGTAAAAGGAATGTGGGATAGGATATATTTCTTTAAAGTAGGATTTCCAGTTAAAATAAAAGATTCAGATAGAATTGGTAATATTTCAAATTATAATGTTAAGACTGGAGAAGTTATTATAGATCATAATGATGGAAATATTACAAGTATTCATGAATCACAAGTAAAAGTAGATAAGGTATTTGATTTATTTGAATAATAATTTAGAATAAGTATAAATAACGAAATAGGAAGCATAAACTTCCTATTTTTTTGCAATATAAGATATAATATTTATATGTTTGTAAATAATATGAAAGAAGTAAAAGCAATAATGAAAGTAGATGCTACTTTCCAAAAACATATATTACATGATGATGATATTGAATGGATAAAGAAACACGGATGTACTGTTGAAACTGTTTATAGAACAGTAAAAAAGGGAGAAGAAGTAATATGTGAAGTTTATTCTACACAAAATTTTTTCTTAGCTGCTCCTTATTATTCGACAATAACTTCAGATGGATATAATTGTTGTTTAATTACTAATTGTGTTGATTTAAAAAAATAAAAAAGAAATAATATGGTACCAATTTTATTTGAATTAGGAATGTTACTTGTTGTTTGTAGTTTAACTCTTAGTGGAGTTAATAGAATATTAAAGAAAGATAAATTAATTTCTGATTTAATGGATCATATTGAAAGATCAGAAGATTTCTATATAGAAGATGGTGAAGTTGCAAATAAATTTTATAATGCAGCTTTAAATGATATAAAATATTGGATAAATAAAAAAAAATAAAAAATTATGACATTATTTATAGCTTTTATATTGTTATTTAATATAGATGCTCCTTGGTATATGTATGTAGTTGCAATTTTCATATGGGTGTTAAGAACATGGTATTACAATCGACAATTTAATGGTATTAAATATTAGAATAATGTTAAAGAAATGATAAAATACACAATTAAATTAACTAAAAAACAAGAACAAGTTTTAAATAAAAAATTTATTGCTTGGAATAATCCTTATGGAGTTGAAATATGTCATATAGATTTTAAAAATTATGTGATTAATGATGAATTAATAGAAACAAGAAAAGAATTATGTAAACTTGGGATTTTAGAATATTATAAGGTTGATGATACTTTACATTATTATAGATTAACTGGGATTGGTAATAAACTTTATTATTTAATAAATAAATAAATAAATGGATAAATTCAAAGAATACCTATTAGATAATAAAATACAATTCAAAGAAGCAGGGTTTAATAAAGTAAATATAAGTGAAAATATATATCACTTAGTAAGTTCTAATGAAGAGGGTAAGATATTTACAGAAGATTTAATCCTTATTACAGAGTATGAAGAATGTGATTTTTATGCTTTTGAATTTGGTGGAAGATATTTCTATACTCCTGTTGGAACTGAAGAAGATATACAATTTAATGAATTAAAATATATAGGTAAAGCTGAGAATTATACAGAGATATACGCTCCTTTTCTTGGAATACATGGTTCATACGAAATATTAAATGGAAGCCGAGAATATAAAGATTGGATTAAAAAAGCAAAATTCCTTGGATGTGATACATTAGGAATATGTGAAAAAAATACTTTGGCAGGAGCAATGAAGTTTCAAATGGAGTGTGGTTATAATGGTATTACTTCTATTCTTGGTGCTACATATAGTATATATAATGCTAAGAAAGACTTTAAGTATGATATTAAATGTTACGTAAAGGACGGAGAAGGTTGGAACAACATTCTAAAAATTAATAAAGAAGTAAATGCTGGGAATGGATATATTTTAGAAGCAGACTTTTTAAAATTAATGAGCGGACTTATTACAATATTTAATCCATCTACTTTAAAGTTCGAAGATAATTTTATATTAGATTTAAATGGAGTAGAATATTTCCAATTAGACCCAATAGAATATACTAATAATAAAAGGGATAAAGATTATCTTTTAAATTTACAAAAATATTATAATTCAATTCCGAAACTTAAACCAATATTTATAACTGATGCTTATTATTTAGATAAAGAAGATAGTATTGCTAAATTATTATTAAATGAAATAAGTGGAGTTCGAGAACCAGAAGCAAAAAACCAATATTTTAAATCTGTAGATGATTATTTTAATGAATTATCTCCATTATTTTCAAAAGACAATAATTTCCTATTAATGTTTATTGAAGCTATTGAAAATATAAAAGAAATAGTAAAAGAATGTGATTTTAAGATAGATATTATGCACAAACACCTTCCTAAATATATTATGACAAAGGAAGAAGAAAAAGTATATAAAACCAATGAAGATTTATTCTGGGGAGCTATTGAAGATGGATTGGCTACAAGAAAATTAAAAGAGAGTCAAGATGTATGTATCGATAGAATTGGAAAAGAATATAGTGTCATTTCAGCAGGTAAACTACAAGATTATTTTTTGATAAATAAAGATCAGATGAGATTTTGTGATGAAAATGAAATATTAACAGGTCCAGGAAGAGGATCAGCTTCAGGATCACTTATCAGTTATTGCATGGGAATTACAAAAGTAGATCCATTTGAATATAACTTAATTTTCGAGAGATTTTTGACTGAAGAACGTGCTAAGAATAAAATTGCTGATATTGATATAGATCATTCACAGGAACGTAGAAATGAAGTTAAGGTTTATTTAAAAGGAAAATATGGTGAAAATCAATGTTGTTCGGTAGGAACATATACATCTTTAGGTCTTAAAGGTTGTATAAAAGATATTGCTAAAATATTAGGAGGTTCTAATTATGATTATGCTACTGTAAATTTTGTAACAACTGTTATAGATAATAAAGATGAAACATTAAAAGATTTATTTAAATTAGCTTCGAAAAAAGAAATTGTAAAGAACTATATTATAAAAAATCCTAATGTATTTTATAATTTACCATTAATACTTAATTCATTAAGAACAAAATCAACTCATGCTTCTGCATTTATAATTACTCCTACAAATAAAACCTTATTTGAATGGATGCCTGTTAGAGTAGAAAATAAAGATGGTATAAAGGTTTTAGTTAGTGAATGGGAAGGTACTGAATTAGAAGATGCTGGATTTTTAAAACAAGATATATTAGGACTTTTACAGCTTGATAAATTTAAAGATCAAATAGATTCTATTAAAGAAATTGAAGGAATTGATATAGATATTGAAAATATACCTTTAAATGATGGAAAAGTTTATGAATATTTTTCTAAAGGGTGGTCAAAAGACACATTCCAATTTGGAACACATGGATTAACTCAATATACTAAAAAATTAAAACCTGAAAATATTGAAGAATTAATTGCTGCAGTTTCTTTATATAGACCTGGAGCAATGGAATCTGGATTTCATGAAGATTATATTAAAATTAAACATGGTGAAGAGAAACCTGAATATATGTGGGGATGTAAAGAAATTACTCTAAATACCTATGGATTAGTGATTTATCAAGAACAAATTATGTTTATATGTCAAAAAGTAGGAGGTTTTAATTTAACAGAAACCGATGAGATTAGAAGAGCAATGGGTAAGAAAAAAATGAAACTTATCTTAGAATATAAAGATAGATTTGTTGATGGAGCTTTAAAAAATGGATGTCCTAAAGAAGAGGCTGAAGATATTTGGAGTAAATTAGAAAGATTTGCTGAATATGGATTTAACCTTTCACACGCTACTACATATGCAATTATAGGATATAGAAGTATGTGGTTTAAAGTTAATTATCCAGTTCATTTTTGGTCTACATCTATTAATAAAATAATTGGAAAGAGTGATTTTGATGAGAAGATTTCAGAATATCTTTCAGAAATTTATCAAATTGGAAATATTCAAATTAAGTCTCCAGATATAAATCAATCAGAAACAGCAGTTAAGACAGATTATAAGAATAATATCATATATTGGGCATTAACAGCAACTAAACAAGTTGGAGATGTAGCAACAGCTCAAATTATAAAAGATAGAGAAGATGGTTCTTATTTTTCATTCTCAGAGTTTTATTCAAGACATAAATATAAAGGGACTAAAGTAAATAAATCTGTATTTGAAAATTTAATATTAGCAGGAGCTTTTGATGAAATAGAAGAAGTGAGGCATCCTAGTGATAGATTGATGTTAATCCAAGATTATAGAAAAATGGATAGTGTAAAACCAAATAAAGAAAAAGATTTATTTGAATTAAATAAAGATAAATTAGCTTTAGATTGGTGGTGGACTCTTCAACAAAAGAATGTTTCCGGTATAGCTTTTTGTGATTATCAAGGATTAGTTGAAAAGGATGATTATTTTAAAGATGCATATATTAGTGCTGATGAATTTGTATTACCTGAAAATAAAGAAGAAAATTGTACAATAGGTGGATATGTTTCTAATTTTATTGAAAGAGAAACAAAAAAAGGGAAATATTGTGTAATAACATTAGAAATAAATTATCAATTTATTGATGTTATTATATGGCCAGATCAATATAAGTATTTAGATGTTATAATAGAACCTAAAACTATATTGTTAATATCTGGAACAATTAAAGAAGATACATATAGAAATAAAAATACTTTATTCTCTAATACAGATACAAGTGTTAAAATTTTGAAGTAAGATATAATAGTTATATTTTTGTAAATAACATTAATTAAAAATTAGAAAAATGGCAAATTCAAGTAGTAGTTCAAGTGGAATAGGAGTTTTTGGGGTATTAGGAATAGTATTCGTAGTATTAAAACTTATTGGAACAATAACATGGAGTTGGTGGTGGGTAACATTACCATTTTGGGGTGGATTAGGTCTTGTGCTATTAATATTATTAATAATAGCATTAATAGCAATTATATTTAATAAGTAATATGGCAAAAGAACAAGTATTTGTATATATAGGTAAAAAAGTTATTACATTAACTTTTGAAGATTTTGATGATAATATTGATGTTGATGACTTAACCCGTATTCATTATGAGAATTTATATGGGGAATCGGTTACAATTTCTGCACTTTTAAATCGTATAGGACTTTTAAAGGCAGATGTAGAAGAAGCTTTAGAATTAGGTAAAATTGCTTTATCTGTATATGAAGCTACTTGTCGTAAAAATTTTAGAAGAGAAGCAGCTGAAAATGCTGGTAAATGTAAAATAAAAGACAATATAACTGAAAAAGTAGATTGGATTAAATTAACAGAAAAATCCATTGAAGATTTCGTCCTATTAGATAAAGGATGGCAAACGAAAAAGAAAAATGTTGCAAAACGTAAAAAAGACTTAGAATATGTAGATTCTCTTTATTGGGCTATCCAAAGTAAAGATAAAAAGCTTAATAATTTACTTCCTAAATCAGTTCCAGAAGATTTTGCTGATGAAATAATTGCAGGAAGTATAAATTGTATTATGTTAAAGATAACAAATAAAAAATATAGCTAATGGATATTTCAAAAGATTATATAGAAATGTGCTCAAAAGCACAAGAGATTCAATTCCCAAGTGAATTAATGTTTAGTAATGGAAGTTTTATTTTTAATAAATCAGCAAATGATGGGAATGGTTATTTATTTGTAAATCATCTTATTCAACCTAATGAAGATAGTAATTTATGGGAACTTGAATATAGAGAAGATCAATATGCACATCATAATATATTTCTTCCTCGACAAGATCAATTACAAAAGATAATGTTTAAACATTATGGAGATGGTTGTGATGTTGGAAGATTACAAGAATATTTAGATGTGTATTGGGATGTTTATGTGTTTGATGTTAAGTCATTTGAACAACTCTGGTTAGCTTTCGTAATGAAAGAAAAATATAATAAACAATGGAATTCAGAAATTAAAAATTGGGAGAAAATATAATGGATATTTCGAAAGATTACATTTTAATGTGTAAGAAAACTAAAGAGATACAGAAATTAAGGAAAAAAATTGACCTTAGTAATTGGAAATTGGATGATGTTTTCCATGAAGAACATCCAGAAATAAATAGTAAAGATAAAAGTGGTTTAGATTGGACATATATATATTGTCAAATTATGGGAACTGAGAGTTTTAATAGGTATCCTTATATTTGGCTTCCAAGAATAGACCAATTAATAGAATTACTTAAGGGTAGCTTAATTGATAAAATAAAATTATTTAACCTTATATTTATTCAACCTATTTTAAAAATAAATGAAATGGGAGAAATGAGTCAAGAAGACATTGCTAATTTAAAATTAGAATGGGAAAAAGTATGTAAACAAACTAATCCTATAATTATTAGTTCTGATTTAGATGTTGAAGTAGTTTGGATGGGAGTTAATCCATTAAAATCTATGGAACAATGTTGGTTAATGTTAGTAATGAAAGAAAAGTATAATAAATTTTGGAATTTAAAGAATAAAAATTGGGAAATAATTAAGAATTAACAACTCTATCTATAAGGATAGAATAATATAAATTAAATGTTTAATTAATAAGAAAAACAATGAGTGTAGATTTTAGAAAAAGGTTAAAAGGCTCAAAATTATCCACAATACAAGAAGGAAAGAAAGAAGCCGAGAGTAGAACCAAAAGTTATTCAAAAAAAGGGTATGTAGGTAATCATGACGTTGAAGATGGAGAAAATTATTTTCGATTGATGCCAGCTCATAATGCTCAAGTTGATCCTCCATTTCAAGCAAACAAGACAACTTTTTTACAAATAGAGTCTCCTGTTTATGAAGATGGAGAAAAAACAGATAAAACTTCGATAAGACCTAAACCAATATTTATTGCAACAACACATGGTTTAGATAAAGAAGGAAATTTGATGACTAAATGCCCTATTGAACTTTATATAAATAAAGTTTATACAAAAGTTTTTGATGAAACTCAAGATGAAAAGGAACAAACGAAAAAATTAGCTCCTTTAAAATCATTTCCAGGTGGGATTATGCCAAAAACTGTGTACACCTATTATGCATGGAAAGATGGTAAATTAGCTCGATTAGACCTTAAACCTTCTGTTGTTAATCAAATGGAAGAAATAAGCTTAAAAAGCTCTAAATCTGGGTCAGATATTGATGTTTTCACAGATATAGATGATGGTATTAGATTAGTTGTTACTAAAAGAGGTAAAAAACTTGAAACTAAATATGTTGCATCTAAGGATGAGATTGATAATATCATGGAACTTGATGGTGATGATTTATTAAAAGCTAAAGCTGAATTCAAGAAAAGACAACAATTAAGTGATCCTCAAATAGAAGAATTTTTTAAAGTTAAACCTTTGAAAGAACTTTTAGGTCCGGGAGTTTATAAAATGACAGATTTTGATTTTGCTGTAGAAGGATTAATGAGATTTGATGAAAAAAATGGTTTTGGTATTTTCGAAGATGAGGATTATATAAATCAATTAGAAGAAATCAAATCTATGATTCCTGAGAAATCTGACGATAGCGAAGAAGAAAATAATCCACTTATTGAAGCTGGTAAAAATGATAAAGCTTCGAAAGTTCATCCTAAAACAACTGAAGATAAAAAAGCAGAAGTTACAGATGATATTTCTACTTGGAATAAAATCAAATGTAAGAAATTATTAAATCCTTATATTGAAGAGAACTATGGTTCAGATCATAAACTTCCAGATTTAGAATTAGATAAAATGAGAGAATGGGCTAAATTAGCTAAAGACGGAGATGAATTACCTTTTGATAATGTCACTCTTCCAGAAACTAATGAAAATTTAGAAGCTAGTGAAGATTTAAGTGCAACAACTAATACAGATGTTCCTGATGATACTATTATTAATTCGGAAGCAGAAACAACTAGAGATGTTATTCAAGAGAGATTAAATAAACTCAAAAATAAGAATAAATAGTTTAATATGGGGGGAGAAATCTCCCCTAATTTTAAAAAATATAAATTGATAACATTTAAAGAGTTTAAAAAAAAATATCCATATTTAAAGGTATATACAGAAGAAATTCAAGAATTAGCTTACGAATGGTTTATTAAAATACCAAAATTTAATGTGCAAAAATTTTTAACATTTTATAATTAAAAAGAATGTCAATATTAACAGATGAAAGTCTTATGCCTTGGGGTAAATATGAAGGTGAAAGTATGTGTAACGTACCTGCTAATTATTTCATGTTTTTATATAATAATAACAAATATGATCATGATGTAGGGGTATATATTAGGAATAATTTAGAAGTATTTAAAGCAGAATTAAAACAACAAGGTAAATGAAACAATATCCTCAATTAATAGATAAAAAAGTAAAATTCCCAAAAGGGAATGAAATTGATTTTTTTCAAGATTTTAATTTTTTAAGTGGTATTCCATTTAATATAGAATTTACCATAGAAAGTAAAACAAGTAGTAAAAATAAATATTGGTTAATTGGGAAAGGATACGGACAAAAAGGTTTTTATGGAAATGGTAGAATATGTGTTGATTATAAAGATATAATTACAATTATAAGCAAAGAAATGAAAATAACAAAAGACACAAAGATAGGTGATTTAATACCTGAAGACCATGAATTTGATTATTGTAATGGAGAACCTAATGGGAGTGATGATAAATCGCAAATTCATATTCATATTAAAAAGAAAGAAATTAAAAATTTTGATTGGTATGTAGATAAGTATATTGAATTAAAAAAAGGATTATATAGTGAATACGTACCTTTAGTTTTAAGAGAAAATATAAAAACACAAAGATGGGATTTAATATCATTCGAAATAAAAATAGGATTATTGAAATTAATATGTGATGGTTTAAAATATTCTTTATGGTTTCATGATTTAATTGAAATAAGTAAAAGATTAGATGGACAAAAACCAGAAGATTTACCTATTATTAATGAAATATTTAATATTTGTCCGAAAGAATTCTTAATTTCAATATTTAAATAAATGAAAAAACCAATATTAATAATAAGTAGTGATTGGCATATTAAGCCATCTAATATAGACTCTATTATAGAACTTATTAAGCAAAAAATAAAATTAGCTAAAAAATTAAATTGTACTAATTTAGCTTGTCTTGGGGATATATTTCAAAGTAGACAATCACAGCCGTTATCAGTTCTAAAATGTTTTGAAATTATATTGGATTTAATTAAAGAAGCAGAAATGGAATTAGTATGTATAAGTGGGAATCATGATAAAACTGATTATCAATCAACTAATTCATTTTTAGATCAATTTCAATGGCATCCTGCTTTAAAATTAATAAGAATATACGAAGGACTTCTAATAAAAGACGATATTAAATTATGGTTTTTACCTTTTTTCGAAGAAAAATTATGGTTAGATGACTTTGATGAAAATATTATTAATAAGGTAAAAGAACAAGATAAATATAAACATATCTTAATGTCTCATCAATCCTTTAATGGTTCAGTTAATAATGATGGAAGTAAACAAGAAAATTCATTAAAGGTAGGATTATTTAAAGATTTTTTTAAAGTATTTTTAGGACATTTCCATAATATGCATCAAATAGGGAAAAATATTTATCACCTTCCTTCTATTCAGGCTAATAACTTTGGAGAAAACAATGAGAAAGGATTTACAGTATTATATGATGATGGAAGTCATGAATTAATACAAAGTACATTCTCTAAATATGAAACTATTAAAATTGATTTAGATAAAACTTCTAAAAAAGATTTAAACAAATTAATCACAAGTCACGGTGGAAGTGATGATCATATAAGATTTAAATTAATTGGAGCTGAAGAAAAAATAAAAGCAATTAAGAAAGAAGAATTTTCAGTTGCAGGAATAGAAGTAACATGTGATATTACAGATGCAGAATATGAAGCTTTAGAAATAGAACAAGTAGAACTTACTAAAGATACCATTAAAGATGAATTTAAAGTATGGTGTGATAAAAATGAAAAAGATTATAATACTGGAATTGAATATATAAATAAAAAATTTGGAAAATAATGGCAAAAGGTAAATTAGACGATTTAATAGAAGATATAGAAAAGACTTTTGGTAAAGGAGCTGTTTCTGATATGGAACATAAAGTTGAAGGTATTGAATGGATTCCTTCCGGTTCATTAGGAGTAGATATTGCTACTGGAGGTGGATATCCAAAAGGTAGAATAATTGATATAACAGGATTAGAGAGTTCCGGGAAAACAACATTAGCTATTCATGCTATGGTAGAAGCTCAAAAGCAAGGTGGAATAGTTGGTTTTGTAGATGCTGAACATGCATTTGATGTTTATTATGCAAGAAATTTAGGATTAGATACAAATAAAGATAAATGGTTAATTTCACAACCCTCGTCTGGAGAAGAAGGATTAGAAATAGTTGAAAAGTTTGTTAGGTCTGGATTATTTTCAGTTGTAGTAATAGATTCTGTTGCTGCATTAACTCCTAAAGCTGAAATAGATGGGGCGTTTGGTGATGCGAAAATGGGACTTCAAGCAAGATTAATGTCTCAAGCAATGAGAAAATTAGTAGGAATAGTTCATAAAAGTAATACAGTTGTTATTTTTATTAATCAAATAAGAATGAAAATTGGAGTTATGTTTGGATGTTTTTCTTATAATTCTAGAATTATTTTAGAAGATGGATCTACTGAAAAAATAGGTAAAATAGTGAATCAAAAATTACCTATAAAAGTAATGTCATTTAACCAAAAAACAGGAAGATGTGAATCTAAAAAGATATTAAATTATTATAAAAATGGTAAAGCTGATAAATTTTATAAATTTATCATAGAAAAACCTTATGGAAATGGCAGAAGTCAATTTAAATGTACTCCTAATCATTTAATATTTACCCCATTTGGAGAAAGAATGGCTGAAGAGTTAGAGATAAATGATTTAATTTTAGCTAAAGATATTTATTTATTAAGTAAAATTCAAAAGGAAATTATTTATGGATCTTTACTTGGAGATGGTTCAATAAAAAAGAATGGTGTATTTAGAATAGGTCATGGTGGAAAACAAATAATATATTGTAAATGGAAACAGTCTTTTTTTAGAAATATAGTAACAAGTAGTTATGAAAATTCTAAAAAAGGATGGAATTTTGAAATAAAAAGATGTGCTGAGAATAGTAAACTTAGAAGAGAATTATATTTAAAACAAGGAAGATTTTTATCATCTAATTTTTTAGATAAATTAACTCCATTAAGTATATCTATTTGGTATATGGATGACGCATGTTTAAGTGGAAGTCATAAAAAATGGGGATATGGTAAAATTGAAATATCTGTAAAAAAATATGATACAGATCTTATTGAGTTATTAGCTTATCAATTAAATAAAGAATTTTTAATATTTCCAACTATAACAAGTAGAAAAATTTTATTATTTTCAGGGGAAGAATCAAAAAAGATACAGGAATTAGTATGTAAATATATTCATCCATCAATGCAATATAAATTGTCTCATCATTTTCAAAATAAATTTGAGACAATTTGGACAACATTTAAAAAACCTACATGGGAAATGACTAAAATGAGAATTTTAAGTAAAAAAGAAATAGTTATGCATTCTAAATATATGACTAAATTTGATTTAGAAATTGAAGATAATCATAATTATTTAGTAGATGGAGTTGGAGTTCATAATTCACCCGAAACTTCTCCTGGAGGATTTGCTCTTAAGTTTTATTCTTCTATTCGAATTGATATACGAAGAATTGGTCAAAATAAAGATGGTGAAGAAGTAGTATCTAATAGAACAAGAGTTAAGGTTATTAAAAATAAAGTAGCCCCACCTTATAAAAAAGCTGAGTTTGATATTGAATTTGGTACAGGAATTTCAAAAATTGGAGAAATAATTGATTTTGGAGTTGCTGGAGAAATTATTAAAAAAAGCGGTTCTTGGTTTAGTTATGGCGAAACAAAACTAGGACAGGGAAGAGAAGCTGTTAAACAACTTTTAAAAGATAATCCTGAATTAACAGAAGAACTTGAAATAAAAATTAGAAAAAAATTAAAAATATAATAATATGTGGCAACCAATTAAAATTCATATTAAAGATTTTATGTCTTTTCCCGAAGAAGAAATGTCTTTTTTGTTAAGTATTCCTGCTATTATTCAAGGAGAAAATAAAAGTGATGATGGTCAAGAATCAAATGGTTCTGGTAAATCTGCTCTTCAAGAAGCTTTTTATAGAAATCTTACTGGTTCATCTATTCGAAAAGGAATTAGAGATAAAGATTTGATTAAAAACTTTTGCAATGAAGCAATTATTGAATCTTGGCTAAAAAACACTATTACTAAAGAAGAACTTTATATAAAAAGAACTATTCATCAGAAAAAATCTGAAATTCTTTATATAGAAATTAATGGCGAAGATCAAAAAGATAAATTTGCTACTATTAAGGACGGAAATAGAGTTTTATTAGAAGATATTTTATGTATTACTAAAGAAGATATTGATAATTGTTATATTCTTAATCGAGAGAAATATGTTTCTTTCTTCTTTACATCTGATACTAAAAAGAAAGAACTTATTGGAAGATTTTCAAATGCTAATTTAGTTCAAGGAGTAGATAAATATGTTGAAGCAGATGTAGATGTTATCCAAAAACAATATGACAAGCTAAATAATGATATAACATCTATAAATGGTAAAATAGAGTACCTTAATGAAGAGTTAACTGAGTTTGACATAGAAACACTTAAAGAAGAGAGAAAAGAAGAAATTGAGGCTTTAAATGAGAAAATTAAAGTATTAAGTAAATCATCTAAAGAAGATATAGAATATTTAGCAGTTCTTGTAAAAGAAGTTAATAAATTAGATGAATCTAAACATGGGATAGAATTAAAGAAAATACAAGAATATTTAAATGAAGCTTCTAATATTAAGATTGACTTAAATAAAGAAATCGAAAATTCAGAAGAATTAATTGATGAATATCAAGATTTAATTGCTGAATTGAAAAATAAAATTAGAGGTCAGGTAACTTGTCCTAAATGTGCTAATATATTTGTAGCAGGAGACCCATCTATAATTATAGAAAAAGTACAAAAATCTATTTCTGATAAAGAAGCAGATGTGGATGAAGTACAAAAAACCATAGATAAAAAACAAGGGAATGTAACTGAAGCAAAAGAGATTTTTAGTGATCTCACTACAAAAGAAGATGTTATTCGTAAAAAAATAACAAAGATTTCTGATGAGAAAACCACTATTCAAAAAGAAGTTCAGAGGTTAGAAGTTTCTACTGTTGGAGATAAAGAGAAATTAAAAAAATACAATGAAGATATTAAAGATTTGGGAGAAGAAATAGAAGATAAAACATCCAATATAAAAAAGAAAATATCAGAATTTGAAAAAGATATCTTAAAAGTTGAGAAACAGAAAAAGATAAAAGAAGATGATATGTTTGAAATAAAGCAATGGATATTTAATTTCAAAAGTTTCTTCTCTCATTTAACTAATAAATCACTTAAACTAATTGAATTCAAAACTAATGAACAATTAGAAGCAATGAGAAGTGATTTACGTATTCGAATTGAAGGAATTAAAGTATTAGCTACTGGAGAACTTCGTGAGAATATTACTCCTGAGATATTAAGGGATGGTTTTGTAACCGGAGTATTTGGTAAACTATCTGGCGGTGAACGTGTTAGAGTTGAAGCTGGGAATATATTAGCTCGACAATCAATTATTAATAACACTTCTAAAAAAGGTGGATTAGACTTTATTTGGATAGATGAAATTTTTGATCAGTCAGATAAACTAGGGATTGATTTATTAATGAAAGCCTTAGAACCATTAAAGAAAACTATACTTATAACAACTCAAATACAGTCTGATTTTAATCATACAACTATTAAAGTAGTTAAAGAAAATGATGAATCTAAAATTGAAATATAATGGATGAAATATTTGAAATAAAAACAGATAATTTAGGATTTATGACTAATATGCCAGATTTTAAATCTATAGGAGATGCAATGAGACATGGTATTAATGTCGCAGAATATTACAAATCAAAAGGAGTTTTAATGTATGCTTTTTCAGGAGGACCAATGCATCCTTTATCTGGCAATGCATCAAGATTAGAAAAGTATGACATTAAAGCATTTGCAACTAATGGTTGTGAAGTTACTTCAACCTCAGAATCATGGCAGAAATGTTTTAATATTGTTATGAATTATTCAAAAATTCCTAAATTAGATACTATACTTGAAATTCTTATTGGAGATATAATTTATAAAGATAAAGAATTTTCTAAAGAATATGATGATCTTTACTATACTCAATTTAAGAAAGGGGTAAGTCCATCATCTATTAATTTTATTTATATTTAATTTAAAAACTAAATAATATGTGTAAAGATTGTGAATGTGGGGAACACAATAATATCCAATCAGTAACAGAGCAAGACCTAGCTCAACAATTTCAATCAGATACAGGTTCTATGCCTAATCTAAAGCCAGATGAATATCGTAAATGGTTAGAAAGAAGAGTAATTAATCAACAAAATCATCGGAAAGTAATTAAATCTTGTAACGATGAAATTAATAAAGTAATGGATGACGATCTAAATGAGTAAAGATATCTATATGGGTATAGACCCAGGAAAGCAAGGATTTTTTACCTTTAATATAGGTGAAGAATTGTTTTTTAAACATATGGAAAATTTTGTCATAGGTAAAGAATACTCTTCTTTATTAATTGGAGAATTCTTTAAACAATTTGAAGGAATTTCTATGCATGTAGTGTTAGAAGATGTTCATTGTGATCCTCAGTGGACCGCCTTAACTAACTGGTCTTTAAGTAGAAATAAAGCTTTAATAGAACAAGCTCTTGCTGATTATAAGATACCTAATACTCTTGTTAATCCTCAAACATGGCAAAAAGAAATGTTTCAAGGAATACCTGAAATGAGAAAACCTTCTGTAACAGTTAAAAGAAAAGATGGGACTACTTATTTAAAGAAGGGTAGAAGAGAAACTAAGCCAATGTCAATATTGGCAGCTCAAAGACTTTTCCCTAATGTTAATTTAGCTCATGGTAAAACAGCAAGAGCTACTAAACCTCATGATGGTAAAAGTGATTCGTTATTAATATATGAATATTGTAGAAGAAAATTCTAAAAAAATGAATAAACAAGAAGAATATACTAAGAAAAAATATCAAAAACGTGACAGAATAATAGCTATTATTGTATTAATAGTTGTCACTATATTTGTAATAATTAATTTATTTTAAATAATGAAAGTAGAATTAAATACAGTCGAAAAAACTATAAAAATACAAGAGTCTGTAGAGATAGGAGAATTTATAGATATGTGTAAAAACCTTTTCCCTAATAATATATGGAGAGGATTTACATTAGAAACCAATACTATTATAGAATGGATTAATCCTATACCTTGGACATATCCTATTTATTATGAAGGAACAACAGCTCCTATATGGCCACCAGATAGAACTTGGATAACTTGCTCTGGAAATTCATCTCCTGATGAATATACTACTAATATTCAATTAACTCCTGGAACATTTTGTATAGATTACATAAGACAATAAAGATATGGGAAAATTAAATAAATTAATGGTACATTGTACTGACAGCCCAGCAGGAAGAGCAGTATCATCTGGAGAAATTCATCAATGGCATAGAAGCCCATTAGAATTAGAAAATGGAGAAATAAAATATATGCGTAAAGTATATTCATCCAGAAAAGATCTTCCTAATGAGAAAATAAACGGAATAGATATTAAATTACTTTCTGGTCGAGGATGGTCTAAAGTAGGATACACAGCTATGATTCATTTAGACGGAACATTAGAAGTCTTAGTAGATCATAATGAAGATAATTGGGTAGACTCTAGTGAGATAACTAATGGAGCTGCAGGGTTTAATGGAAATACTCGACATATCGTTATAGTTGGAGGAACAGGCTTTAATATGGCAGATTTTGATGAAGTATTAACTTCTCAACAATTTGTTACTTTACAAATTTATATTAAAGAATTCCTTGGAAAACATCCAGAATGTCAAGTGTTAGGTCATTATCAAGTAAACCCTAATAAAGGTTGTCCTGGATTTAATATGCCAAAGTTTTTAAAGTTTATCAGCATTCCTAAAAAATACATATATGCCTAAAAAAGTTAATTTTCATTGTAATAAATGTAAAAAAGATTTCTTAGTTTCTACTTTTATTACATCTTATCCTGAAGGTAAAACTGTTTATAAAAAAGAAAACAGAAAAGATTTAATATCTTGTGAACATTGTGGATCAACAGATATTAAATTTGTAAATAAAGAAGGAGTTTGTATTAATTATGGGAAATTCTCTAGTTCTTCTTTACAAGGGAAACAAGAAATATTATTAAAAAGAGCTAAAGCTCATGATAAAACCCCTTCTTTTATAGAAGAAAGTAGACATAGAGATAGAGTTCAAACTATTAAAACTTTAAAAAATATAGGGAAATAATGGAAAAAGGTAAGAAATTAACAATAACAGAAATTCTAGGATACTTTGAGAAACTTATATTAGGTGATCGAAAAACCTTACATATTGTGGAATCATCTGACTCTAATTTTCAAGAGATATGGATTACAGAAGCTTATAAAGCATATAGTCCAAGTAATCATATAGACAGTTATGAAATTAAAGGGAAAAACATTAATAAAGTTATTGAAGATCAACTTTTCTTTAAAGATGTTGATACGATATTAACTAAACTTGGTACACTTCCTACTCAAACAATTAACTATTCTTATAATTATTATATCAGGAAAATAACAGTATAATTATTTAGAACGATTATAAATAAAGGAGAAAATCAAAAGTTTTCTCTTTTTTATTTGTTTAAGAAGTATAACTTTTATACTTTTGAATTGTAAAACGTAAACAATAAATTAAATAAACAGTAATTATCATGAAAGATTTAAAACACACACAAGGAGAATGGATTGCAAAGCAAATCAATCTATATACTTCAATTAAACCATTCAGAGTGTATAAAGGAACTAAGATTATTTGTAATTTAGTATCTTATGACAGATTTAATAAAGAAGCAAATGCAAAATTAATAGCTGCTGCTCCTGATTTATTAGAAATCTTAAAGGATTTAATTAAACAAATCGAATATCCTTTAAGATCATTATTTGATAACAATGGTCAAATGATTGCAAAACCTAATATCAGTAAAGCAATTGAATTAATTAAAAAAGCAACTGAATAATTATGAAAAATGTAATTGAAATTAGTAAAAAAATATATCTTGATGATGATGATTTAATTAAAACTAATCAAGGTTGGGTAAAAGCAAAAAACTTAAAAGTTAATAATAAGATATTTAACTTTGAAGGAGAAATTACCAAGATTACGAAAATAAAAAATTGTGGGAAAAGACCAGATGCCCCAATAATCAGAACAACAACTGAATAATCATGAAAACCCTAAAATTACAATCATTAACAGCAAGCTTCTTTAGTATAGTATTTTCACTAAGTATTGCAAAACAATTAGTTGGAATAATATCAGGATGGATATTAATATTATTATTTGTATTTACTATACTATTTCTACTTTATAATGAAGATAGAAAAATTAAAGAATTACGGAGACAGGCACGAGGAAGAAACTTTAACTGGACTGTTATCGTTTTAACCCTATTTATTTCAATCGGAATGTCTTCGATAGGTATTTACCTTTGGACTAACCAAACGTTCCAAAAAACTATCTTAAATGATGGGAAACAACAAGCTGAGATATCTCTTATTGAAAGTGATTATAACGATAGAATAAATAAGATTCGTTCATCTTCTATTAATACTGAAGAATATCTTCAGATCAAAGAAGATATAAACTGGTGGAAAAGAAGAAGTCCTGCTAATTTAGAAGAACGTGCTGATAGAAATAATCAAATAGTTATTCTCCAAGAAAGACTAAGTGATATTCTTCAGAAATATTCAGAACAGAAAGAGAATCAATTAAACCTATTAGATGATGAGAAAAATCAGAAATTATCTGAAGTTAAAATCACACACAGTGGAGTTTCTAAAAGACTTTCTTTTGATAATTATATTAGTTTTATTTTTATATTTCTCGTTTTTATTACTGAATTTGTTATTATTAATCTTCAACGAGAAATTGGGAGATATTATAATGAAACTGATTCTACAGAGCTTAAAGTTATCAGGGATCTCTTAAATCAAGGAATGACTGAAATCACTATTGATGATATTTCTTATAGTAAATTTGCAGATTTCGAAGGAGATAGTAATACTAAATACAAGCAGTCTAAGAAGCTTTTTAACCTATTATTAACTCTTGGAATATTAGTAGATAAAACATTTAAAGAAATAGGTGTTAATAAAGTAAATACCCTTTATGGTACTTTTATAAATCAAAATAAAGCCATTAAGGAATTACGAGATTATTATTTTAAATTAAATAACTTAAATAAGTAAATTTTATTTAGAACCATTTTAAATAACGACTAAAATGGTTTTTTATTTGGATAAGAAGTATAACTTTTATATTTTTACATAAACAAATAATATAAAATGATTAAAGAATTAAAAGATATTAGAGAAGAACTTTTATTAGGAATTGAAAATAAAGATTTGCTTTATATTAAAATGCAGATTAATAGAATTGATACTTTAATATATGAAAATAGTCAAGAAAAAAAACGTGGGATTATAATAGTTGGAACTGGTACTGGATTAACTGATAGACAAAAATCTTTAGAATGGTGGAGAAAAATGAATTTAGAAGATCAATTTTATAAAACTATTGAATGTAATTATTTAATAGTTGGAGATCATACACGACATCCTGATTCATTAACAGGAAGTGAAATAGAAAAAATCTGGAAACATTATGTTATCTAAAATCAAAATTAAGGGACAAAATAAGCTGTTTGAGAACACTTCTATACAATTTACCCCTATTGGTATGTATATAAGGGTAAGTGTTAATATATCGTCTAATTTGATACCCTTTATAGCTTCTAATAATGTTGAGAAAGGAGAAACTCATTGGGTATATGGATTAAAAATACATATTGAAAGCAAACATATTAATGATATTAACTTTCAAAATGTTCAAAAAGAATTGTTAAGACGTTGTATGATAAGAGTTAGAGAAGCAAAACAAAGACAATTAGAAAATCAAATATTAATATTAAAAAACTAAATAAGATGATAAACACACCGAATGAAAATATAATAATTAATTCTATTCAACAAGAAGAAGAAAAGAAAACTCGTAAAGAAATTTATGGAAAGAAAAACACTCGATATAAAAGAACCGGATATGATGTATTTATAAATGATATGGTAAATCTAAAAAACACTCCATATGGATATAATTATGTATTAGGATATTGTCAAGATACAGTTTTCCAGGATACCGGTGTTATTTAGAATGGTTTTAAATTAAAAATTAAGTATATTTATTTGATTTAAAATCTTTACCTTTGTTTGATAATTTATATTTGGAGAAAATAAAAAGTAAAGAAAATGAATAATAAACTTTTAAAAATAAATGAACTTTTAAAATTAGAAGAACCTGTTTTATTAAATATAGATTCTGGTATTTATTTTTTATTTAATTCGAATGAATTGATTTATGTTGGAATAAGTACTAATATACAAAAAAGAATAATGACTCATAGATCAGATAAAGATTTTAATAAAGCTACATTTATAAGTGGAGATATTAAATCTTTTACTAAAAATGAATCTGATTATATTTATCATTTTTTACCAAAATATAATAAAATTATAAGTGATACTAGTGAATATATTAATATTAAACTTATAAAAAATTTAAAGATATTAGGTAATGTTGAATTTAAATGTAAATTAATCAATGGGACTATGTATCTTGATAAATTTACAATATTAAAAGATTTCAATATAATATATGATGAGAAAAATAAAATTATTTTAAAAACAATAACAAATGGAAGAGAAAAAAATAAATAGAGAATTTAAAGGGATTTGGATTTGTAAAGAAATATGGTTATCAAAAGACTTAAATTCTGAAGAAAAAATATTTTTAGCTGAGATAGATTCACTTGAAAAGTTAAAAGGATGTTTTGCAAGTAATAGATATTTTGCTGATTTTTTTAATAAATCAAGTAGAACAATTAGCTCTATAATTTCTAAATTAGAAATAAAAGGATATATTTCGACATCTTATATTTTTATTAATGAAACTAAAGGTATAAAAAATAGAGTAATTAAGATAAATTGGAAGAAAATACATGCTAAACAGGTATAGAAGGTTTATGTTATACCCCCTGAACTTGATAACAGGGGGTATAGACGACTTCAACAGGGGGTATGGAAGAGTTACGTAACAACCAAAACTCTGGAACTCTTACTACTATTGAAATAGAGATACATTTTTTTAGCCTATAACATAATATATAAACTAATATATAAACTAAAAAATAAAGAGGACAAAATCAAAAGATTTTGCTTCCTATTTTAAAATAAATAATTATGAAAAGAATATTTATTATACTAACATTAATATTGTTTCTAATAAGTTGTGAAGAAGATGAATTTACAATGAAATACTAACTTTAAATTATTAAACTTTATATTATGGAAAAGATACAAATACTTAAATGGTTAAATAAACAGAATTATCAAAAAGTACAAAGGGAACGGTTTGTATAAGGCAAGTTTGCCATAATTTAAAAACACAAAAGATGAAATACAAGACAAGTTTTTATATAAAGTACTATGCTACAAGATTGAGAGCAAATTTGCTTTATACTTTGTTAGGGTTAGTTTACCCTGCAAAAATACAAAAAGGGGATAAAATTAGATGTTACGGCATAGGCTACCCCCATTGGAAAGGTAGTGAATTTGAATGCACCTTAGATTTTAAAGATGGCACAATCAAGAGATTGCAGTTGTGTTAAGGGTAGAGATAGAGATAATAACTATGCTGAATGTATTGATAATGTATTTGACTGGCACAAAAGAGTAGTTAAAAAATTGGATATACAAAATGTTAGGCTTTCGTTAATTGCCTTTGAGGAAAGTAAGCATAAGTTTTTAAGTAAAAAATACAGACACGAATACGCTGTAAAAGTTGTAGATGAATATTTAGGCAATTTATGAAGCCTAACGGATGGGTATATATGAAGTACCCTAACCACGAACTTAAAAATTAGTACAAACCTTAATAGGGTATTTCATATATACCTTGTTATAAAACGTTAATTATGAAAAAAATAAATAAGGTATTTCCTATCAATCATAAAGATGTATTATTAAGTGGAATTAACACACTTACAAATGAAAATGTTAAAGTAATTGGTTATAGAATAAAACGTGAAGATAGATTTATTACACCACCTAAAGGATGGTATGTTAATTTCACACATTACGAAGAATATTAATGTTTTATAACGTTTGAGATAAACGACGTTGAACAAAATAGAAAGAACAAAAGTAATTATTAACCAACAATGTAATTAAGTAGCCAATGGCGTTTGATGCATTGTTATAAAACGTTTTTGAGCGATGGGAATGCCAACATGTAATTTTAGTAGCAGTAGTTTTGCACAGCCTATAATTGAACAGGTAAATTTACCAAACCCTAAACCAGATAATTATAACATTGTGCGTAGTTTGGTTGTAAACGAACGCTTAATTATAGAAATAAAGTACCATGATTGCACTAACTATGAAGGGTGTAAAATAATGGTTTATGAATGCACTTTAGACGATTTAAAAAAACAAAAGCTTATAGACCCACACTTTTGCAATAACAGAAATTATTTTTCACCCATTGCAAGATTTGAGCCAACCAAACAGGGGTGGATTAATGCGTGTGCGTTGGCAAATGTTTTATAATATCTCAAGAATAATAGAAGGTTTTAAGATACCTTCTGGAAATGAACTTAATTATTAACTTAAAATAAATATTATTATGGCAGAAACAAAAGAGATTACACGTTTATATGTTGTTACAGATAGCGAAACATCTTATGATAACATTGGAGATATTGATGGTGGTATGTTTGATGAGAACTGGTTAAAACAACATATAATTTCTCACGGTACAGAGGGATTACTTGAACGATTAGGTAGTATGATTAGACAAGTGCTTAACATAAAATACGATTATAATCGTGAGAAAAGTGAGCAAGATAATATTGCAATGTCTAAAAGTTGTGATGATAAATAATATTTATCCTAACTATTGGTATCTTAAAACTTGCCTTTCATTCGTAGTTATAATTTGTCATATAGGAAGAAAAAGCTAACAGGTACGACAAGTTTTAAGGCGTGGAAGGACTATTCTTGAGATATTATAATTAATAATATTAGGTTTTGTGCGGTGGATGAGGAAGGGGGCGTAGCCCATATAGGGAGGTGGGTATTATTTAGTCTAATGTACATGAATAAGCGCCGTGCAGACTGAATTAAATTAAAGTGATGAACAATAGTTATTTTTTTAGGGTTTGGAAAGTTTTTTTAAAATAAATAGTAAAACGCTTGCATTTGTAATACAAATGATATACATTTACAGAGAACTTAAAAATGTAAAACTATGAGTAATATTAGATTTAAAGGCAAGAGCAAAAAGAGAATGGGTTTATACGCTCAGTATAGTAAAATTGATGGAGAACTTGTACAAACAAAAGAGATGAGTAATCATCAAGCCTATAATAGTAATAAAGATTGTCTGGATAAGTTTTGGGATTTAATAACTGAAAAAGATAATTATCAAGATTATGATGTATCTTTAATTAGGTTAAAATCTACTAATTGGAGCAATGATGATATTATAGAATTTGCTAAGAAGTACTATCCTGAAATGTATGAATGTGAAATTTGTGATGAGTATTTTAGTCGCGATGAAATGTATCAAATAGAAGATGAAGATGAAGGTGTTTTTATGTCTGTTTGTAAGAAATGTAATTCATGTAATGATTTTAATAAAGAATAGATGAGTAAAACAGCAATCTTAACCTTAAGGGTTAATCCAAAATTAAAAAAACAATTAGCAAATTTAGCGAGCGATGATAAACGTTCGCTAAATTCTTATGTAGAAATTGTTCTCGAAATCCATATTGCTTTGGAAAAGCAAAAGAGCGGTGGCAAAAAATAACTATTTAACTAACGTACAAATGCCTAATAAAAGTGATGAGGCATGGCGTTTATTTGTAGTTACTAACCGTTTTAGGAAAGGGCGGTATGGTATAAGAAACTTGTTTTTGTACCGTTGTAACCGCCCTTGTGTGATGAGGCGATTCTTTCTTGTGTGCAAAAATGGTTTGTAATGGCAAATGAAATATGAGACGGAAAAATTAAAATATATTATTATGGAAAGAGATTATGATTTAACAGAAAAACAAATTATTGCTATTAAAAATGTAGAAAAAGCAATGAAAAAAGCTTTTAAGTGTGGTGTTGGATTTTGGGATAATTATTGTACTATGTCAGCTTACAATACAACCAAAATTTGTCAGCCTACCCCTGATAGTAGTTTTGAAGAAAAATTAGACACATCAGCTATTTACAACCTTAAAGTTCCTAATTTTGGTGGAGGTAACGCAGATGATACACTCTATATTAATAGGTGCGAATAATATATCTTGATTTTTATGGCTTATGATAACTAGTTAATGGTAGTTGTTAGTGGTTTGAAAAGAACTTTTCAGATACAGTCATAAGCCATGTGCGGAGGGCATATAACCTGCGATGTTAAAGGTAATTGTTGTTTTGCCTTTTCGTGGGTAGGCAAAAAGGAAGGTTTAAATTTTTAACTTAAATAACATGAGAAAATATTTAGAAAGTAAAATAGATAATTTACAGATTAAACTAAGGCGAATAAATTCTGCAATAAAGTTTGATATAAGAACAGAATATAACAAAGGCAGAAAACATGAAATAGAGACTTATATAAGCCTGTTACAAATAGAATTAAAAAATTTATAGTGTTGAGGGTCTTTGCGTGAAACAATTACCTTTAACCCTTTTTGGCATATGGTAAGGATTTTTAAGGGATAGCAGCTGTAATTCGCTGTAACCGATCATAAATAATTTAGTTTAATATTCTTATAATGAGCGACAAAAGAAAAGCAGATATGTCTATCTTGCTAAAGAAACAAGGCAAAACACAAAAAATAGAACTATTTTCGTGGCACAAATTTGGCGAATACGAATATAGACATACTGCGCCTAGGTACAGAATAAGAGTAAATGGCAAATGGTTTCACGATGGAAAAATAAAATATTATACTAAATGGCAAGTAAGAGATTTAATATGGAGAAGCTACGAATTCCCTTAAAAATATTACCTATGATGCATAGATATGATTAGCTATTTCTGGTAGTGATAACGCTAATTAGGATTACCGTGGAGGGTCTTATGCCAAAAAGGGATATGTTCAACGATTATAGCCTTTTTGCGGGTGGAAAGGAGGGGAGCGTAGCTCAATATAGGACGGTGTGCGAAATCGTTGAACATATTATTTGGGGAATATGGGACGGAATGAGAGGGTGTAAAATCATTCTGTACTATGAAATGAGTACTAATAATTTAATATTTTTTAGGGTTGGATTTTTTTTATTAATTTAAATTATATATTATGAAACAAGAATTTGAAATGTTACAAGAAGAAATGGACGAAATAATCCGTATTAATAAATCAACGTCTAATACTGTAATGATGGTTGGGGGTGTTGATTTTAGTAATAACTTAACGGAAGCGATTAATGCTTATTGGAAAATATTAGGAGATAAGTATGGATTTGAATGGAATACAGTTGAAGGTAGTAGTAAAGGAAAATTATTTTTCTTAGCAACGCAAAAACCTATTGTAATACCAAAAACCAAAGAAGAAATTGAAATTGGGAAATATGACACATTGCACAAAATAATTGTGCAATTAGAGTCATGCAATTACGAATGTGAAGGAGGTTGTCTTAAAAATAATATTGCTTTTTTAGCATTAAAAGAAATGGATACATCTTTATAATTTTGTAAAAATTAAGAAAGCGTAGGCAAAAATATTTAATTATACAAACTGATAAACAAATACTATGAAAAAACACCCTCGCATTCTTAGCGCTAGGATGGTTTTTAGCGTGAAACAATTACCTTTAACGTTGAGTATATGCGTTCGGGTGCGATTAGAAGCACGGACGATTGATTAACCAATAAAGATAAATAGAATGACAAAAGATAAAATTACCACCGAAACCGCAACTGACGTATATACATTGTTAGGTGCTGGGCGACCTAAACTACTGGATTTGTTTTGCTGTGCTGGCGGTGCAAGTATGGGTTTTAGTCTTGCTGGGTTTGATGTAGTTGGCGTGGACATAGAGCCACAACCAGAATACCCTTTTGAATTTGTACAGGCTGATGCTATACAATACTGTAAGGAGCACGGACACAAATTTGATGTAATAGCTGCAAGCCCTCCTTGCCAACACTTTACAAAGTACAATAATTGCCGAAAGGACTTAAAGGAACGCTACGAAGATTTAATAGAACCAACGAGGGCGGTGTTAATTGCAAGTGGAAAGCCTTATGTAATGGAGAATGTTGTTGGAGCTCCGCTTTTGAAACCGATAACTTTATGTGGCTCTATGTTTG